TGGCCCGTTAATGGAGGCGACCAGCCATGCGCCTCGGCGACTTTCAACAGCGCCGCCATATCCTCCATGCTCACGCATTCGCGTACTGTCTCTTTGTCCGACATGATCGGTGCCGGCCCGGTATCTTCGTCCATGCGGTAGCGGAGTTTCGCCAACATCGCTTCGCAGACAGGTCGTGTCTCTCGCGGCATTTAAAAAATTCCTCATTTCTTGGTTACGCTCGCCTTGACGACGCGGCGCAGTGACACTTCGTACTTGCCAGCGATTGACGCTGGGGCCGTGACGGTCACGTCGATATCATCGAGACCGTCGTACTCCGAACCCTTGAAATAAGCCTCGCAGATTTCTTGAACAGCGCTTTCGGCATTGCCTTCGCAGTCTGCCCACTCACCTTGCAGGATCGTCACACATTCCTTGACCAGAACATCTTCGTTGTTCGGCTCAACGGCACTCCAAATCACGGTGACGCTCACGGCTTGCTCCTCACATCAACTTGTTCAAATCGCGCTGAAGCTTCCGCGCCAAACGCTCTTGTTCAACAACCGCCATCTCGATGAACGCCTGATCGTCAACGTCGCACTGGCTCTCTTTTCCGAGATAACTGATCACGTTTTGCAACACCTGGATTTTGACCTCACGTTTCGTCCAGCGTTTCACGTCGCCGCTCCTCACGTTGCTAGTGGTTTACGAAAAGCTTCCTCAACACGTTTCTCCCATTCCTCTTTCGGGAACGAACGAGCATAGAGGAACGCGATCAGTTCGCCGACGCCGAAGCCGCCACGACAGCCACGCCCAGCGAGATCGACCATCGCGGGCTGCGGGCCAAAGACCTCACAATAAACTTCGTAGGCGCGCAGCGTGACTTCTGACGGCAGCACAGGATTGCGGTGATCGAACTCGCTCGCTTTCAATTGGAACGGATGAAATTCGGTCACGGCAAAACTCCTCATGTATTGGCGAAGGTGCCAAGACTTTTGTGTCCCGGCTCCGCGCCCGGAAATTTCACAAGGCAATCGCAGAACATCTTGCCGTCTTTGACCTCGATCTTGAATAGCAATTCGTAATCGCGATAGCCATTGTTGAAAAGTAGATCGTGGAGTCGCTTCACTTCGCCGTCCGGCAGAAAATCGCAATCAATCTCCATGCGATGTTCGCATGATGACAGCGTGTTGAACCCGTTGTCGCGGAGCAGCCGAACTTGTTTCCGAATGCCGGGCTCTATATGTTCTTCGTACCAGTCCACGTCTCGTCTCTCACTTCTTTATCGCCTGGCCGATAGTAAATGTATCCAGAACCGTTACACACGGGGCACGAGCGCGCTGGCGTCGCCAGTTTCGTATTGTGCCGACAGCGTGGACACTTCATTTGATGCTCGCCAAGCACAACCGCTCCTCTTCTATAGACCGCGCTTTGCGATCAAGCGTTTTGCTTCCGCACTCACGCGTACCGCGTCAGCGTGCAGAGACCGAATCTCGTTCGATGTGAGAAGGCGCGGACGGGCAAAACGCTCAGCGCGCTTGCGGGCCTTCTTTGATTTTTGACGCACAGACATTTTCAAACTCCTCATTTGAGACCAACGGATTTGAAAAAGTCACTGACGCCTTGGTCTACTTCCTCGTCAAACTCTTTCTGCCCGATGATCGGACATTCACGGCCAGTGATTGCTTTGTACTCAGCGCGCGATTTCACGCAATGCGCGCACGGACACCCGGATTCTGGTATGTTGTGACATGGCACTGTCCGCGCCCACGATTTGATACGCACGGTGTCGCCGGGATGCCAACTCGAATGAATGCTATCCCATTCGATCCGAACTTTGTCGCCATCCCACGTCGTTACGACTCCTTCGCGCTCCAAGTTCTCTTTGAGACAGACGGTATCGCCCACGCGCGGAGTATTCATTGTGCGTACTCGTCACCGAGCTTGAGCCCAAACGTAAGCGGCTTTGGGCCTTTGAACGTGCCGTCAGGCCGAACGATTGTCACGTCATCGACCGGCACCATCTTGAAGCACGGCTTGCCCTGATAGGTGACGAGAAAGCTTTCGCCATCGGCGCGCACTCGGAAGGCGTACTCGCCCGGCGATGCTCGCAACTCCATCATCGTAATCGTTTTCATTCTCATTCCTCAGCTTTCGATCCCGGCGCGATAAAGTTCTTCCGCGCGCCGAACATATTTTTCTTGATCGCATTCCCACAGGTCTGTGAGTTGCGGACGACGCCCCCACACCGACATTGGATGCGGATCGGGGTGTTCGTCCCGGAACAGCCGCTCGGCAATTTTTCGAACCTTGCTCATGACTTCGCTCCCTTTATCGTTGCGCGCGGCGGCGGCCTGCGCCGAAGCCGCGAGACTTAAATTCCTTGTAGGCCGCACTCTGCGTCCACCCCGCCATCAACTCCAAAGCTTCCTGTACAGAGAGTTTCGGGTTGCGCCAGTAAGACAGCGCTTCGGCCTTGGGTATGCGCTCTTTGCGCTTCAGCGCTGCCGCCTTCTCCTGCATCAGTCGCATGTGTTCGGCGCTCGGCTTTGGAGGCTTCAATGCTTCGCCGAGCATTTCGACGCCATGCTCGCGGCTGTTATGTTTCGTCTCGGCGTCCACGATCGTCGCGCCCATGTCGTGAACGCGCTTGTAGGCAGCGACGTACATCAGCGCTGCTTCCGATTGTAGAGCATGTAACTACCATTCCTTAGCCTCACGAACTTACGGTCGCGCAACATCTCAGGAAGGGCTTCAGGGCTGATATTTTTGAACACCTTGTAGCCCTTGCGGCGTTTCCGCTTTGGGACAGTATGTGAGCGCGCCTCAACAAAGCGCTTCAATCGTCCGCGATAGTGGAACCATTCGCCGTGATGATAGAGATGGCCGAACCGCATGTGCCAGCCGCGTTCCTCGGCAAGCGTGCCGTCGATTACGGCCTTTAGTCTGACGGTTCGGCCTCCACATTCGCCGCGCAAGCCGTGCATCCGAACACGCGGATTCTCGGAGAACCCGATCTTCATCAGGCCGTTTGAGGCTAGGGCGAAATAGATGCTCATTCGGTCGCGGCCAATCTTTTGAGAGATAGCCCCAACGCATCTGCTATTTTGCATAGCGTTCGGAAGCCAGGGTCTTTGACGTGCCCGGTCTCAATTTGAGAAATCAGGGCGTTGGAAACGCCTGACTGCTTTTCGAGGTCACGCAGGCTCATGCGCTTGAGTTCCCGCGACAGATTTATGAGTTCACCAAGTTTCATGGCGGAATTATCTGCGGCAATGCGAACTATGTCAAGCGGCGCTGGATTTATATATTGACAGCCAAGTCAAGCAGGAATAATTGAGACGCAGGCCCGGGGTGCCAGACCGTTGCGGGAACTGATATCGCCTGCGGAGCCGATGCGAGGTCGGTAGGGCCGCCAGATTTAGAAAGTGCTAGAAATGCCGTTACTCCGCAATCAATACGCCAAGAACCTAGCGCGCTGGCAGCTTGCGCACACCGCGCCAGCGTCGCTCAGTATTGACCATCCGGCGCAGGTCGATATGGCTGAGGCGTCGGATGAAATCGAGCGGCTCCATAGTGCGCTTGAAAAAATGGCGGCGTGGGTTCGGCATTGGCAGATGGATCGTGCCCACAATCTCATGCCGACCGAAGGTGCTCTCGCTGACGCTGCGGCGCTGATCGAATCAACTCTTATGAAATGAGGCCGAAATGGACTTTTGCATCAATGCCGAGCAGTTACGCAACGCTCTTGCCGAGATCGAGTTGGCCGAAGAACGAGGATTCGATCATTGCCTTGCTGTGTTCCAAATGAGTTCGGCTGGCCCAAACATCAGCGACTGCCGGGCACGATACAGTGACTTGATCGAGCGGGCGCATCCAACGGACGGAAAGCTCGATTGGGGAAGGTTTCAGTCCGTCACGAAACGCCATCGTTTTATCGATGGTGCGCTCGTTCCCCTTTCTGCGAAGTGAGGCCGAAATGAGCGCGGAACGCATTCTGATGGCACCAATGCCGCCAAACGACGCGGACGCCAAGACCGTCAAGGACTATCTCAAAGCACTACTTTCCGAACTTTGGCGCGAGGAAGAAGGCTTCAATGGTAAGCGACCGTTCGGGAATAGTGGCTGGCAGTTTGACGTTTATTTTGCGCTCGTGAGGGCACACGTCATCGACGGAAAGATTCAGGACGGCGATCTTATCGAGGTGGATCAGAAGCACGGAGACGCGATGATACAGTCTGCCATCGCAGCTTTATAGGAAGGGCCGCATGTATCTCGAACCGATTAGCCCCAGCACTCGCCGCTACTGCATCGCAGCCGTGGTACTCTTCACGCTCGCGGTTATCTGGTTCGTCTTTCCCGAAAAGGCTGTCGCGTACTGCCATGGCATCCTAGAGCCGCCACCACAATACAACTGCACTCTAACCTATGTCCCGTATGTCCATGTTGTGCCGTGGGACGAAGTGCCTTCGCATTGCGGCGACCAAGACGTATGGGGGTGCTCGAACGAACTTGGCCGCTGGATCGTGCTGCCAGATCGTGGCGGCGACGATTTCATTGCCTGCCTGATGGCCCACGAGCACGCGCATCTGTGTGGCTGGCCGGTCGCACACCCCGGTGGTCACTGATCTCACCTGTTTCTGTGGCGGGTGGTCATGGGTTCAGCCATCGTTTATGTCTCTCACATTCGGCTTCCAGTCGTTACGGAAGGGGCGGGATTGTAGTCTTGTGCGGCCTTGGATTTTCTTCTTTGGGCCGTTGCAGGTTACGCCGGTAAGGCGTTTCATCTTGTCGATGGCGTGCCGGTCGGAACCTAAAGAAGTGGCTTTGGATGCGCCGTAGGTTTCAACGCGATGGCACTCTTTCAATTCGGCATAGATGTAACGCGGATCGTGTTGCGAGGGTAGCCAGTCCGAATCATCTGGCAACACTTGCCGGAGCGCCAATGGCGGCTCATGCTGGTACTGCACAAGCCCAAGGCCATCGGGAGGTAGAACATACCCGCAATTCCCACGACAGCCACATGCGTCGTTCTGACGGTTTCTGACTAGGCGTTTGATATAGGCAGGAATGGCGCGACGCTTGGGCACGTCACGCTTCCCAAGGCTCTACAAGCCAATCGTAATCATCGTTGGGAATGCCCATCGCATGATCGAGGCTGGCTCGAATTGCACGATCCGCGAATGATTCATCTTCCTCGGGCGCAAACGCAGCCTTACCTTTGCCGCCATGCTTCGCCTTTATATGCAGATAGACGGCGTTATTATCGCCGAACTTCCGCGAACAGTTTGGACACTGGGCTGTGCGAGCCATCCCCTCACCCCTTCTCCGGTATACGCAGCATGTGAGAGGGTATTTTGTCGGGGTCGGGAAGCTTGAGCGGTGTATCTGATTCGCGCGCTTCCGAGGCTATTGCCGTTCCCAACTTCTTCTTTCTTCCCCGTCTTGTAGCGGGCTTGGGAGGGGCAGGCTCGCTTTCATCGAAAGTCCCCGCAACCGCTTTTGCGCGCTCTAGATCGGCGATGAGGACAAGAATATCATTGGCGCGCAAATGGACAAATCCGGCCTTCTCGCGCCCACGAAGCATGATTGAAGCATCTTCGACCTCAATCTTCCACTCGCGGATTGATTGTCCGATTGCGTCGTCTTCATCGCGCAAGATACGCTCGATTGTGATACGGATGGGCATGGGTTAGCCTTCCTTGAATTGTTGCGCCGCCATAATGCGGGCGCGGCTGTCTATGATCCTAATTTCGCGGACGGCTGCCAAGAATTTGTCAAAGCATTTCTGGCATAGGTCGGCGTCCATATCCTTGCCATCCCCGATCATTTGCAACGGGATGCTGCGAGCGACGGACAGAGTGACGCGACCAGCGCCCTCGGAACCGCAGTTATCGCAAAAGCATTTCGATACCATTCTCTATCTCCCCGCTATATGGTGTGAGTGGGTGGTTAGAATCTTAGAAGCTCTTGTTCAACAGCCTCGTCCAGATGTTGCTTGGAAAGCCCTGCGATTACATCGGTAGTCGCCCACTGCACCGCGCGGTCATAAAAATCCTCGAATTGACTCTGACTCAACGCCGAAAAGCTGATAGACTTCGGAAGCCTCACGGTTCCACGCGGCGTTTCGATTACGTCGCAGTGCCCGACCGCCAATTTGCACACGCCTAACAGCACGTCCATGCTCGCATAATGCTCCTGATTTTCGAAGATGATTTTGAGCATGGCGAAGAATTTTTTGTGGTGCTGAATGTTGCGAGATGCTGAGCCTTTTAGTTCGATTGTGCTGCCGACTTTGACCCGACGATGGAACGTCCGCGCTGCCTCGCTATCAGGAATGAACCCAGATAGCGATTTGACGTAAAGCTGGCGTTCCAGTTCGTCGCTCATGCGACCTTGTTAGCCTCTGCGATCTCTGCCGTTCGGCCTTCGATCAGCTTTTTCAGTTCCAGTGCATCGCTCTTGGAATGCGCCCAAAATTGACGCAGGGATGCGGCGTTCGTATCTGCCCACCCCACAAGGTCAGGGATGGTCGTACAGGCCCGAACGAAAGCGGCGGCACGGTCTGCGAACTGCCCGACCGGGACGGCCTCTAGGGCCGCGCTAGGCTCCCATTGGACCGTGATGCAGTCCTTGGCATTCGTGAGGGCAAGCCGCTGGTCTTTGGTATAAGCGTCAATAGCCTCGCTGGCCGTCATATCCTGCGCCGTAGTGCGGGCCATTTCGTCTTCGGTATAAATGCCCGAAAGGTCTTCGGGCCAGCCCTTACGAAGCGCAATAGCCTCTGCCGCCTTTGCGATCATCACGCGTGGCATTTTGTACCAATTGGAATTCTTGGAAAGTTCATACACGCCAGTAGGCGCACGCCGGTTCTGTTCCCGGTCGAAAGCCCACTGTTCTGTGAGCGGCACGAATTCATCCCAGAAGGCAATTCCAGCGACGGGGTGCCATTGTCCATCGGGCGCGAGCTTCCAGCACCGAACCGTGGCGCTTACAATCTCGGCCGGGTTCAATTCGCTTTTGAGATTCGCGTCATACTCGAATGTGGGCGCGTTTTCGTCGGGACGGTAATCCTTGTTCCGCGCGGCAATGGCCCGATAGCCGTCAATGCCGGTAATGATCGACATTTTTCGCTTGTCGGGGTTGTCTTTGGAATAAATCACCGCGTAAATCTGCTTGCGGAAAGGATCGAGCCCGACGCGGCGCGCGACTTCCAGATACAGGTCGAATTCGGTCCCGTTGCAATCGCTCGCAACCGTACGCCGAATAAGGTCTAGCTGCTTGCCCGTATAGGTCAAAGAGCCTTGGTGTAATGTTGTTACGTCGCCCATCTTATTTCCCCGTTTTCTTTTCGTGTCTGTCGCGGTAGTGCTGCAAATATGATTCGTGTGTTGCAAAGCGCCGCGTACAATCTGGACACTGCATCGTCTTTTTGTCCGACGTAGGACGCTCTCGCTTTTCCAAGTTCGTCGCTTCTCTGGCACATAAAGAACACAGGCCGGGATAGCCGGGACCATCGTTGCCGTCGTGTAGGAATTCGCCGCAGCCGGAACACATGGTTCCGTCAAGTATCATTTCCGCGTATTCGCCCATCATGCTCTCCTGATTGTCAAACCGATTCCGCCGTTATCGAGCGTTGCTCCCGGAACGTCTTTACCTTCCTTGAGCGCCGATGCGAGCGCCGACTTGTCCAGCGTCGGGTCCGGCTGCTTCCAATATTCGGACGGTATCAAAGCCTCGTCCGAGATTTCCACCTTGCGTGGAACCTTGCGAACGAACAAAGTCGCGTCCGCCAATTCTAGGGAAGGAATTTCCCCGATTACCATTGCCTGCAAGATAGCCGTGCGTTTCCGCTCGATACGCTCCTGAATACGCTGTTGGCGCTCGGCGAGTTTGTCGATCATAGCATCTAGGCCAAGCTCGAAAACCTCATCCTCGCGGATAGAGGCCATCACAGATACGATATCTTCGCGTAGCGTTGTCTCGCCTTCGATAGTATCGCGAACGGCTTCCGGATCGTCCGTTAGGGCCATAAGGGCTTGACGCAGAGCGTTCGCCGCCGCAGTCTCACGAGCAAGATTCCGCTCGGCTGTTGCCGTCATTCTGTCACCCGTCGCTTGCGCCAATGTGCGCGGTTTCTGATTGAGATATTCTGAGGTCGCGGACATTACCGAATCGCCTCCGCAAACGCATTCCAAAGCCACTCTGACAACACAGCGGAATCAAACACCATCCCTCCCATTGCAAGAGCTACAATAGCAGCAGCTAGAGCATATCCTGCACCGCTCATAATGCGATCCGAAATGAATCGAGGTTTCGCACGACGGCGGATTTCCGATTCCGTGATGGCATTGGATAGCAGATAGATTTTCGCGGTCATGGCTTGAGCCTCATGGGCGAAAGCGCTAACATTTCATCACGGCACGATCTCGCGTCCTTGTTCTTCATGAAAAACCATTTCGCGAGCAATCGCAGGCAGCTGTTTTTTGCCTCATAATAGCCAGCTTCGTAAGCCTCTTGCGTTGTCATTTCAAAGCCTCTCCCCGTCCCACCCGCTCAAGCTCGGTCTGTTCTGTCTCGCCTGCCAGCGTGGCGGAGGCGGCGCGGAGGGCAGCAGGCGTAATATCGTGCTCGCCTTCCCAAATAATTTGGACGCGGCGAAGCTTTAGATATTCCCCAAACAACGGACCACCATCTACAAGTTCTCGTTCGGCTAATCTCACGAATGGCCTCAGCGCCCCCTCCAGCTTCGCCACGCGCGCACGGAGGCGGGAGATTTCGTCGGCGGCTGCTCCACAATCGCCTTGGGCCATTGTCTCGGACCAAAAGCGAAGGCGCGCAACCAAATCCCTGCTGTTGAATTCGGATTGCTCTGCGGTCTTTTTCATCTCACCCTTCCTTCTCCGCTTTCGGATTCAGCACGTCGGCGATGCTGCACAAGTGCTTGTTCGGATCGGCCGCCGGGAGAAGGCAGTCCATTACGTCGGCGAGGCGAACGGGAATTTCTGTTGGCGGCGACTCTGCCGTGAAGCCGTTGCGCGCCGCATTAGCCCGGCACTCATCGGCCTCAAGCGCTCCCGTGTATTGGTTGAATGCGGCGATGTCACCACGGTACTTTTCGGCAAACAGTTCGCTTTCGTGTTCGCCATGCTTGACGGTCCAAGGTGTCGGCGTGTGCTTCGTCTCGCTCATTCCCCATCTCCACGGGCTTGGGATGGAGGAGCGGGGAGGGGTTGCCAGTGGGTTGGCGTTGCGCCGAAAGTGTAGGTGCCGAAAATGTCGTCTGGCTGATTGCGCTCATGCGAGCGCCGCCGAAACGAAGCTTTTGCAAACCACGCCCCTTTTTCGTCCCAAGGCTCAGGAGGTTGAAAGTATCCGATCACGATTTCGCCTTCATAAAAGAGCCAAATCGCAGTCCCATCCTTCGGCGCTGTAGAAATGTCTAGCCACTCGCTCATGACATCGCCCTTTCCGATTGTCGTTCCTCTTCCCGTGCGATATATTCGTTCAAGCGCGGATCGGCTTCTGGCCCCGTTCCCATAATGGTTTGCATGGGATAGCCTTCTTCGCTGGGGATGATGACGGCACGTAATGGACCGCCTCTAAAGCCCTCGAAACAAATGGCTTCGGAAAGCGCCAGCCTCGCATGATGAGGCAAATCCTCCGGGTCGCAATCCACTTCAAAGCTGTCTCCCGTATTGAGCCAGCGTCCTGTATCGTCAGGGGATTCGATTTGGATGCGGTGTGTCATGGGCTTAGATCGCCTGAGCGCCGCGATAGCCGCGATAGCCGCGAACATGGAAGGAAGCGCGAACCTTGCCCTTCGGACAATGCTGCTTTGTCGAGCCTGTGTAACTCCAAGTTTCGACCACGCGGCCTTCGCCGTCCTTGACGGTAAATGTCTCGTATGGACGAAGCGGAAAGTGTTCGCTGACTAACATGTCCATGTTTTGCTTCCTCTAGCGTCTTGTGTCTTGTGTCTTGTGTCTTGTGTCTTGTGTCTTGAGAGGAAGGTAGGGCTATGCATTTTGCATGTCAAGCGAATAATGCGGCTTGCATGGAATGTGAAAGTATGCATTCATGGGGCGTCATTCGGAGAATATCTCATGCATCGCGTCATTGGAACGTGTTCGGAGTGCGGCGGACGGGTTGTCGTCCCTACTGTTTGGTACGGAATTTTCCCGCCTACCCCATTCTGCTTGTCCTGCGGCGCGACGGCGCGCACACCACAAGATCGCGTTGTCCCCATGAAGCCGCGCCACGAATCTCGTGGGATTGAACAATCGGACTACGATGGGCCTCGCCTTCCTCCGCGCACAACTTGGCATACATAATGCCCAAGAAAATAAATATCACGAAGCTTCGGGCTCAATTGGATTGGAGCCAAGAGCGGCTTGCCGAGGAATTGGGCGTGCATCAGAGTACGATCTGCCGCCTTGAAAAGCCGGGACGCAAAATTCCGGGGCCGCTTTCCAGACTCCTAGAACAGTTGTCGGAACGGGTATCGGCATGATCCCCTACGAAAACCGCCGCAAAATGTCCGAACTCAACGAAACCCTAACCGACGAACGATTTGTCGATATCATCTGTATCATGCGCTATCCCAATCCAAGCCCTGTATCTGCCGGAGCATGGCCGTTTGTAAGGGCGAGTGTTCAAAAGCCAGAGCCTGTTATTGCATCGCTTAGGAAGGTGGGGGCGCGGTGATTTCAATTCGCCGCAACAAATACCGAAACACGCCGACCGAGGTTGACGGCCATCGCTTTGCTTCCAAACTAGAGGCGAAACGATATGGCGAACTGAAATTGTTGCAGAAGGCCGGTCAGATTTCAAACCTCGAATTGCAGCCACGTCACCCGCTATCCGTGAATGATTGCCTTATTTGTACTTTCGTGGCGGATTTTGAATATCTAGAGCATGGGAAGCGCGTCGCGGAAGACGCCAAAGGCGTAAGGACCGATGTATTTCGCATCAAAGCCAATCTGTTCCGTGCGCTCTATCCGAAGATCGAACTGAGGGAAATTCACAAGTGAGTGACTTCGCCATAGGCCGCAACATTCGGAAAGCGACGCTCGCGGACGCCTATGATCCGCTTCCGTGGCAAGTCGGAAATTGGCCCCATGATCGCTCTTCTCTTGACGCTTTGACGGTATCGCAGCGCCAGCGGGTTATTTCCGACACTATAGCGTCGCTCTGGAATGAGTTCGAGAAAAGGAATTGGTTACGATGAGCTTCGCAATGGCGCGTGAATATACCGGCCCACAGGTTCACGAAATCGCCTTGGGAAAATCGTTAGATGCGTTCTGCCGTTCTCTGCCTTCCTACGACTTGCCAGCGGGGTTTGTCATGGAAAACCACAAACCTACCTGCCGTGACGTGATCGTGGCTACAGCGTGCTTATTTCGCGTCTCGGTGAGGGATTTGACGGGGCACGACAGAAAGCGCCCCTTGGTTCATTACCGGCAACTCGCCATGTATGTAGCCCGCACGCATACGAAAGCGAGCTACCCGCAAATCGGGCTGGCGTTTGGTGGACGGGACCATTCGACCGGAATCCACTCATTCAAAGCGATGGCTACAAAATGTAGCACAGAAGCCTCGTGGGCACTACGGCGCAAGATGCTGATTGACGCCCTTCCCCATGCGCCCGTTCGTCGATTATCATTGCCGCGTGAAATTGATGCGGCAGTGAGTGTGAGCGAGTTTCTACAGAATTGCGGATTTACATTCGCGGCGTTGCGTCCATGACGACCCTCGAATCCTCGCTCGCTGGCCCACGCCACGGCGTTACATTCGAGCCGTCACGCGATGCGGCGCGGCTTAATTCCCAAGCCCTCCGTGTTTACAACGCAATGTCCGATGGCATATGGCGAGGCTTGTCCGATATACGGCTTTTAACCGGCGATCCAGAAGCATCTATTTCCGCACGCTTGCGGGATATCCGAGCCTTGGGAATCACAGTCGAGCGGAAGTATATCGTTCGCGGCTTGCATCATTACAGACTGGTCCTGCCGCGCGGACAAATGGATTTGCCGTTGTGACATCCTACACCGAAGACGAAAAATCTCTCGCTCGCAAATTATTCGTCGAACACAACAGGCGTAACGGCGCGCTATATCCCGATGGGTTCGGCTTCATGTCGTTTGCCGATCGGGAGAAATGGTACATCCAAGCGCGCGAGAAACTGACTGGAAAATCAGGAGGTTTAAATGAAAGCTGACACGCAAGGTTCAATCCTGACTGCCCTTGGTAAGGGCGCTTACATTTTCTACGAGCAAATCAATGAGCCGCCTTCCGCAGTATGGAGAGGCTATCGGTTAAGTTCAAACAATCGTGCGATCAGAAGGCAGCTTGTCGAGCGGTTGCTTGCGGACGGATTGATTCGTCCGACCGAAGACGCGCTATTCGACGGCCTCAATTCTACTTCTCAGACTTTCGTTCTGGCCCGAAGCTCCGACAAGGTTGAGTGACAATGGTTCCGATGACGGAAGTGCAAGTCTTAACCCGAATGGGCGCAGGCGGCATGGAGCAGGCCATGGAGGCGATTTCGGAGCTTCTGCGTTCCATCGGCATGGAAGATGTAGATCGCGCCCTGCAAGCTCGCTGGGCCTCTCTCGGCCCCGAAGATTATTGGATAGACGAAGATTGTTCCGACGAACTTGACGAACTCCGCGTCAAGATGGGTCGAATCGAACATTACGGGAATGAAGAAGATTGGGATGGACTAAAGGAATACGTGGAAAGTGTCATTCTGTGATGCGCGGCCAAGCGACCCGATTTTTGATCGGGCCACTTGACAGCGTTGGGGCGCATCGTGAATAAATTGCGTCGAGGCTTTGCGGTTCGCGCCGCTCGCCTCTCATCCGATGGTAGAGATCGGAAGGCCAAGAGGCGACGCTGGTTTTTATCTAGCCGTAGTACCCTCCAAGGTCAACCCCTCTAAATCCCATCGGCTTCCGCGCCCGAGACTTGATCTCGGCGTCAGAGGCATTCTGACGGGTTCCTGACAGCACGCGGAATGGAGAAGGCCCCACTGTCGGGACGCGGGCATAGGGGCTGACGGTAGTCTTGTAAGGGGCTCATACCGGCCTGCAAGAGGGGCGTAAACCTCTGAAGAAAAACCCCCGACCGCCAGCCATACGCGGCTAGGCGGTTGCCCTAAGCGGCGGACGGCTCCAGTGGGCATGTCGGCACCGGGCAGGGACTCCAACCAAATTTCGCGCGAGCGATTTTGGGACTAGGAGTCTTCTGCCCATCACAACGGAACTCACCAAAGGGCATGAGCACCTAGAAGATTAATACTCAGTAGGCATAACGACCTCGAAAATCTGCAAACGCCCATGCGAAAACAGAAAATTGACCCAGAAGATTCTTATGGCAACGGTGCCGATCCGATGAACAAGCAAACCGCGAAACGAAAGCGTCGCCGCGAAAAACTTCGTATCAAGAATATTTCTGCAGTGCGAGCGCACCGCGAGAAAACTGGTCGTACTGGAGCCGTTTGGAAAAAGAAAAACCACGGCAAAGGAAAGGCATTTTCACGCTCGCATCCGAACGCGCCTTTTTCGGGATGGGGCACGCGCTAATGATGATCGAATATCCGATAGATTTTTCGCGCGCATGGAAAGCCTACGGCGCACCCCCAGCGGACCCAAAGAAAACAGCTTTCAAAGCGTGGAACAAAAGCGAGAAGGAACGGCCCGACATCAACACAATCGTTCTGTGCATCCAAGCCTACTTGCGCGATCTCGTGAAGCAGAATCAGGGACGGCCAGTTCACCAGCACATTCGGCGCGCTCATTTCTCGACATGGCTCAATCAAAATCGCTGGGAGGGGTTCCTACCAGTCGTCGAAGCCCAAACCCAACAAAACACAGCAATTAACGACGCCACAAGATTGCAATGGAACGGGAAGGCGAGTAAGCTCATTCAACAGCTTGGGAATCCGGCGATCTTCGATGCGTGGTTCGGCGGTACGGAGTTCAGCGAAGGCCCTCCCGCCACGATCACATTCCAAAGCCCCTTCAAAGCCAAATGGGTACGCGAGAACTTCATCAACCAAATTCACCGCGCCCTTGGCGAAGTAACGATCAGGGAGGGGTAGAGATTAGCGCGGAGGCCAACGGAAAGTGACGGCATCGACAAGTTTGGCATCTGCCATCGGGTTGGCGGGCTTTCCAAAGCGTTTGATACGATAGGCTCGCATCTGTCGTAGGTTGTCGGCGAGGGTTTTCACAAGTTCGGGGTCGGACTCGCGACAAGCGGTCATCATCGCTTCAACATTCTCGTCCGCCCAAACGAGCGCAAAGTAGACGATTTCCGATGCGCTCATCTTCACCATCTTCCATCTCCAAGTGTGTTAGGGTGTGGTATCTGGCTGTAGCTCATTCACGTATGCAAACACGGCCCCAGCATATGTTGCAGTTGCAAAGCATGGCGCACAATGGAAGATGGCCATAATGCCGCCCTCTTCGCGTTCGATCTTTTCAACTTCGGCGAGCGCATCGGGACACTCGCGAGACATTAATTCGCGCGCCCGTTTGTCGGCATTATTTTTGTGTCCGTTGAACACTGAGAAATAAACGTCCATCTCACTTCCTCCTTCCCCAGCGGGGAGTGTTAGGGATTACGGATAAGCCGTCCCGCAAATCGCGTGGCAAACCATCAGGTCACAGACCTGCTGCGAAAGCAGCGGCGACAACTGGGTGTGCGACTTGTTCCAAGCGTCTTCAAGTGCCTTGCAGCGGCGCTGATGGGCGCGAATGGCTCGGTCTGCCAGAATGTCCTTCTCGACCCGTTCATCCCAAAGATGGATCGTGCCGGAATTACGGTAGCCAGTTTCGGTTGCCTCCCAACGCGGAGCGCGGTTGTCGTCTCCCCAAAAGCGGTCTAGGCGCGGGATGTATTGCTTCGCGCGCCCGTTGTAGTTAGTATCACCTACAAGAGTGAAGCGGCCGTTCTTGTAGACTTTCTCAACTACGCTGGACCTGATTTCGCGCGAGTGATCCCAGCGGGCATAGTGATAGATGGCGACCTTGATTCCGGGCACGAACGGCGATTTTTCTTCTTCCAAAGTCATCTTCATTTCTCCTTCATCAGTGGGGAGGGGTTAGACGCCCTGGTTCTCAACAGCTTCGAGTTTTTCCGCAAACACGTTGAGGGCTCGGATTTCTTCGGAAGCGGTTGAGCCAGCTTCGCGCTCATATTCGGCTGCCTTGAAACGACAAGCTGTCACGAGCCAGCACTTCACGTCATCGGCGCAAAAATCTTCAAGAAGTTTCGCGACCACTTGCTGTGCTTCGCCACGTTTCATTTTCCTCGCCTCCAACCCCCACCATGATCGGCGGGGTGAGGGGAGGAAAGCATAGGTGTACGTACCGTGTCAAGCGCGATTACGTACTTGACGCCGTAATTATTTCGTGCTTTTTAACCCCATCAAATCGCAAGGGAGCCAGAAATGCACGCTATTACGGCAGAAGTCGCCAAGAAGGTTTTGACGGTTGTGGACGCCGGGCTCGTTTCGGGTGTCGGTATTGCCGAGCCGGGTAAAATGTGTGTTGAGGCCGCAGTCTGCTATGCGCTTGGCTTGCCGCACGGCGATGATCCTGATTGCGTATCTCGTGCTCTTAGGGCTCTCAAAATTCGGCTGAATGATTCGAGGTGGTCGTCCAATGAAGCCCGCGCCAAGGGCCTTCGCAGGTTGGCTGTAGCCCAACTCGGAAGCGTGGGACATCTCGACGACAAGGAGTTTACCCGGCGCGTCGCAGAATTGGCGATTCGCACAAGCGTTCCGCAAGCGTTACGTGCCGCCGCGTCTGTCCAAAAGTATAAGCACCACGCTGCTGCGCTTCTGGACGCTGCGAAGGTCTGTGAGGCTGATGGCACGAAACAATCGGCGCTGGATGCGCGGGAAGTGGCTCGCGCCGCCGTCGCCGCCGCCGCCTACGCCGCCGCCGCCTACGCCGCCGCCGCCTACGCCGCCGCCGCCTACGCCGCCGCCGCCTACGCCGCCGCCGCGGTCGCTCGGGACAAGTCCCTCGCGGCTTTTGCCGAGGGGGTAGTTCAAATCCTGATCGACATGAAAGCGCCAGGCTGTCAGTGGCTTGACCTCACGGAAGCCTGAGATGGCTCGCTTCAAAATCAGGACCGAGCGTTTCGAGCTTCGCATGTCAAAGGTCGAAAAACGCACGCTTGAAGGCGCAGCTAATGCCGCCAAGAAATCGCTTGGCCCATTTCTGATCGACGCCGGTCTTTTGCTCGCGCAATCGACCAAATCCCGCCGCTCCAAACCATCCCCTCAACCAAACCAATAAGGTACGCGCCCCCATGACCGACATCATCGAGCGGGTAGCGAAGGCGATTTTCGCGAAGTCTGTTTACAGCGGCTACAATGCTAAAACCGTGGCCGATATGTATTTGTCGAATCGGAGAACTTTCGAGGAATATGCCCGCGCCGCTATCGCAGCCATGCTTCCGGTTCCCGACAAAATCGCGGAACGGCTAGCAGGTCATTTCAACAATGACGTAACTTACGGGTCAGACATTCAAGTCAAGTTTTTAATAGCCGAATTTATCGACACCGCCCTACAGGAGAAAGAATCGTGAGCGGCCGCAAAGGCGACAGCAAAGCTTTTGGCAAAGGGCAGGCTGCATTCAAGCGTGGCGCTCCTAAGAGCGATAACCCATATCACCGCGCGACAAGTGCGATGGATTTGAACTGGAGAACTTGGAATTTCGGCTACGAATGGGCCGAAAAAGAGGCTCGCGTTCCACAGGAGAACCCATGACGGGAGATACGGAATCCATGCGCCTCTGGTATCATGGAACAAAGGACACGGCAGTCGCGGATAAAATTTCACGCGAAGGATTTGCTGCTTCTTCGTGGTTCGCCGACAGGCAAGAAGACGCCATTGAGTTTGGTGGCTGTCATGTCTTCGAAGTGATGCTCAGACATCGCCCCGTTCACAAAGGAAATTGGCAGATGCGCGTTGATGAAGCAGTTCCCCCATCGGCAATCGTGCGGCGCTCGGTATTTCGGATTGAGATCATCGAGGATTATCCTGACCGCCGCAAAATTGTTTTCGATAGCAACCAAGGTAAGCGGCGCTGACATTAAGGCAAATAACACAATCACTTCAACCACTTCTAAGCCACTTCCCTTCCCCCATACCTTACTCTACAGTGAGAGAGAGACAATTCTATCTTCACAAATCGCGGCAAGGCGGTTTCAGGGGGAGTGTTTCCATGAAATTATTGCTTGCGCGCTGTCTTGTAATCATCGCGGCACTTCTGGTCATATCCGACTTTGCTTTTGCCGATTCTCAAGGGTCTGCGATAGGCGGGCAGGCTGGTAATCAGTCTACCGGGGCCGGGTGTATTTACCAGTCCCCGACATTGAGCGCGGGGCAGCAGGCAACCCTATCATGCGATCAAAACGGTAATCTGAAAACAACAGGTGGCGGCGGGGGTGGGGGCTCGACCACAATTTTGCCTACGAATTCCTCCGGCGCATATTCGTCTGTCACCATCGGCACCAGCGCATCGACTGTTATCGCCGCTGCCGCGTGCAAGGTGTTTTGTGACATACTAAACAATAGTGCGACCGCAACCGTATGCGTGAACGTGGGCGGCACGGCCACTGCGCCGACCGCAGGTGTCTGCCCGGCCGGTGAAATCACCCTGCCCCCCTACTGGCACCGCTCATGGGAGGCGGACTACGTTCCGTCCGATGCGATCAGCGCGATCTCATCTGCCGCTTCGACGCCTGCGACTGTAGGCGCGAAGTGATGCGCCCAAGCACAAGTATATTGGCCGCGTTTTTGCTGTGTGCGTCGCCAAGCTACGCTGATTATTCTGGCCCAGCCCTTCCCGGCGGCTCTAATACGCAGCTTCAGTACAATAATTCAGGGGCGTTTGGAGGCGACTCTGGCTTCACGACCAATGGTGCTGGCGTCGAGGCGATTTCAACCTCTCTCGCCCTCGGCGGCTGCACAATAGGCTCGAATGCCTTGTGCGTGAAGGGAACAAGCAATTACAGCAGCACGAACAACATCGCGCTCGGCACGATCACCACCAACATCGACGCCATCAACATCACGGCGACATGGAACGCCTCCGGCATGACATTTGATGCGCCGATCTTCGTGAACATCACGAATACCGCTAGCAGCATCAGCAGCCTTTTAGAGGATTTGGAGGTCAATAATTCAAGTGTATTTAGCGTCAGGTCGGACGGACGGCTCACTATAGGGACAGGTGAAGCTTTTTCAAATCTGGCCGGGCTGTATCCAAACGGGAGTAATATTCTTTCATCTGTGAATTCGACAAATTCCTCGTATCAGCCATTCGAGGCGTCACGTTTCGGATGGAGTGCAGATCAGGCTCAGATTACGTCCCCTACGACAGCAACCCTTCATCTTGGCGCAGCCGATACGACGGTCGCCGTCAACCAAACCCTCGGCGCGCAAGGCTGCATCACGACTGCGAATTGCCCAGGCGCATCGCAGACGATTGCTTCGGGAGCCTCAACTGGTAACGCCTCGTCCGATTTGGCCTTACAGACGACCGCAAATAGCGCCGGTTCGACGACACAGAATTCTCTCGTTACGGCAGAAATTCTAAAGGGCGGCTCACAAGCTGCCGGGTTCGTAAATCGTGTCACTGTTGGTTCTTTGACGATAGCGGCTGGTCAATCTGGCGACCTTGGACAGATTAAAGAAACCGATGCTGCCGCTGCTCCGGGTGCCGGATATGCCGTGCTGAAGTGGGTAGCTGGCCCGGGCACTAGCTGCAATTTGATTGCATACGCGGGCACTTCCGCAACGCCAGTGACAATCGCATCAACCGTTGGGAGTGGATGCTGATGAAAATCCTTTTTGGAATTTTGCTGTTATCTATCGTAACGCTCTGTTTGCCCGCGCACGCCTCCGGTCTCGTTCCTGCCGTGAACGCCGATATGGGCTGCACGGGATCAAGCCAGCAACTTTACTACAACGGATCATCAATTACGTGCGGAGTGATGCCACTCCCGCAATCCGTCGTCGGAAGTCTTCCGACATGCAACAGCGCCGCGAAGGGCATACAATATCTCGCTACCGATCTGCTGACTCCCGTTGCGCTGGGAACGGCGACTGGCGGCGGTGCTGTTATCGCAAGCGTTACCTGCAACGGAACGGCATGGATTGTGTCATGAAAAAACTCGTCACAGCCATCCTACTTTCGTCCATCTTAGGAACTCCCGCGCTCGCCGACGACGCGGCACCAAAGCTGACGCAACAGGACTTGGCGGATATTGGGGCCGCACTTTCCGTCGTTGGTTCGCACTGCAATGGAGATGCTGTCGCGGCATGTCAGGCGGGCGCTGACAGCAAAGCGGTTTATGCTAAGGTCAAGGCTATATTCGACGCACAAAAGCTAAGGGACGAAAAGAAACCGTGACACCGAAGGCTTCGATTCGAGTGCGTAGCACAATGATTACATCAACCCGTTGTTTACACACAAATCCCGCGCTATAACTCAATCGCTTCGAAGCAAAGGAATTCTCCCCCATGTTCAAGAAAAGCATGACAGGCCACGGCGTGAAGCCCACGGATGTTGGCGGCTCCGCGAAGGTCCACAAGCATGTCGGCTCCGGCTCGCGCCCCACAACCTCAAAGCACGAGATTCCGACCACGGCCCCAAAGCATCCGCATAAGCTAGCACGCAAAGTCCCAAGCTACATGAAATAAGACGGGGCAAGCCAATGTCGGACACGCAACCCCTCTCAGACGCCCCCCAAGCCTCATCCACGCCTGACGATCCAAAGCGCGTCAAAAGACGCGAACAAGTCAGAGATGCCGTCAGACGCTTCCGTGACAGGCAGAGACAGGCGCAATCGGACGCTGTGGCGTAATCATCTAAAGTAGAGCCTGCTAGAACATGAAAGGCCAAAAGACAGGCGGACGGGTTGCGGGCACACCGAACAAGAACACGGGCCTGCTCAAAGACATGATATTGAAGGCCCTCGATAACGTGGGCGGCATTGAATATCTCCAAGCCCAAGCCGAGGCTAACCCCACAGCATTCATGACTTTAGTGGGCAAAGTTCTCCCCCTTCAGCTTACAGGTGGTGACGGCGAGCCGCTAAAGGTCCATGTTGTGAGCTATGCCGCTCATAACCCTCCCGCATAGGTTCACGCCGCGCTTCTATCAGTTGCCGGTCTTATCTGCGCTCGATAATGGTGCTACTCGCGCGGTCGCCGTTTGGCATCGCCGCTCCGGTAAGGAAAAAACATTCATCAACTTCACAGCCAAGCGGGCATTCGAGCGTGTTGGGACATATTTTTACCTGTTTCCTACTTACAAACAGGCAAAAAAGGCCATCTGGGACGGCATGGACCGTGAAGGCTTCCCGTTTCTAGGCCACTTCCCCCCTGAAATCATCAATGCCAAGAATGAGACGGAACTCAAGCTAACCCTCAAGAACGGCTCGATATTTCAGCTTGTCGGTTCCGATTCAATCGACGCCATCATGTCCACAAACCCGATTGGCGTTGTCTTCGCCGAATACAGCCTCCAAGACCCTTCAGCATGGGATTATGTGCGCCCGATCCTAAGAGAAAATGGCGGCTGGGCCATATTCGATTACACGCCCCGCGGCAAGAATCATGGACATACGCTGTACGAAACCGCCCAAAAGCTCATGCAAGCTGGCGATCCGGCATGGTTTTGTCAAAAGCTCACGATCCGAGATACGGGCGTCTTAACCGACGCTGACATGGACGCAGAGCGCCGCGAAGGCATGTCGGAAGACATGATCCAACAAGAGTATTACTGCTCGTTCGAAGGCGTTCAGCAAGGCTCCATCTTCGGCAAGCAGATGGAAAAAGCCGAGCAAGACGGGCGCATTTGCGCTGTACCGTGGCAGCCCGAGCTACCCGTCGATACATGGTGGGACATTGGGACGGGCGACCCGACTGCAATCTGGTTCACACAGACGGCGGGCCGTGAAGTTCATGTCATTGATTATTATGAGAATTCTGGCGTAGGCGTGGGCATAGACCACTACATTAAACACCTTCAAAGCCTGCCGTATCTCTGGGGTACGCACACTGGCCCGCACGATCTTGACGCGCACCAATTTGCAGCGGGCGGTAAATCCACATTCGAGGTTGCGAAGTCTTTTGGCTTCAAATTCAGTGTGTTAGAGCGTGGAGACAAGCAGGAAGGTATCAACATAGCCCGCGCTTTCATCGCTCGATGCTATTTCGATAGAGCCAAGACCGAACGCGGCAGGCTCGCCCTCGTGAGCTATCATTATCAATGGATCGAGGCCCGCAAGATGTTCTCGACCGAGCCGTATCATGATTGGTCTTCAAACGGTTCCGACGCCTTCCGCTACCTCGCCACGGGCTACAGGGTGCCGGACAAACGCACGCCATCCCGTCCCGCCGTCCGCACTATCCAAATAGGCAGCGAAGTCGGACAGGGATGGATGGGGACGTAGGACTTGCAATTGTCCATATCGCGGCGTTATATGCACATATGGGCAAGCGGATCGAATTGACAGACATTTATCGTCCAAAGCTATTGGGTGCGCTAGCTACCCGTGAGCCGCCGCCGGACTACTCGATTTGCATCGAGCCGCCAGTGGATGTGCAAAATGCAGCCGGAAAAGGACGAGGGGGTAAACGCGATAAATCCCCCTCGATCCCCGTCTCTAAGCCCGGTCGCAAGCCCAAGGTAATCGTCCCTGCCGATGTTCAGGCATGGCTAACGAAGCATGGGCTACGAGTTGTGCCCAAAGCGAAGGAGGCAAAATGAGCGAGGAGGACAACAAACTCTTGGACGAGATCGCCGAGATTGTCGAACTTTGGGACAGCAGATTCACGAGTCCGCGCCGCGTGGCCGTTGAAATCCTCGAAGCTGTTGCCAATTACCGCGAGCAGAAGAAGGAAGCGACATTATGAAGGGGCCGAGCAACGGCAGGCCGTCCGAAGTCATCGATCTAGGCGACTGTGCGACGGGAAGTTTCAGGCCGCTTAGGACCGTCGCTGTCCAAAGTCCCTCCCGTCGCCAAAAGTTCGAAGCTGCAACGCGTCCGCTGGTCGCTTTCAAAGATGACTTGGCTCACTCTCACATCGAACGCGGCCCTGTTCTAGGCTGTCTCAAATGCGATACGAACCTCGTGCTTGCGGCGTTGGATAATCTGAAGCGGAGGCATTTCAAATGAGCGAGATGGTTGAGCGTGTCGCGCGGGCAATTGCAAATAATCTTGGCCCCCTCGGCGATCTTCGTTACTACATGAGTGACGAGGAGGCGATGAGCGCCGCCCGCGCCGCTATCGAGGCGATGCGTGAACCGACCGATGCAATGTGGGATGCAGGCCCCGTCATCAACGACCCGAACGATTATGGGCCACAGGATGTTTGGGATGCTATGATAAATGCAGCGCTTGCCGATCCGCCGCCCGTCCTCCCTAAAGTCGGCTCATTCGATGGATGACGAAGACGACTGTGGCGGCGGCTATTTCGAGATTGCCGACACAGTAGACGAACCTGTAGACGACAGGGACGAGCAAGATTATTGGGACAGCAGCACGGAGGAATGACATGGATTCGAAAGCCAAGCCCACGCCACAGATGAGGCCGAACAATCCCGTCAAACGCTCAGGCACGAAGCCGCCCGCAAAGAAAGACACGCATCCCGGCGGCAATCTCGGGAAGTATCTGCACGCCGCGAAGAAAAAATGATCCCTGATATTTGGTGCAACAAGTGCGGCAAACTCGTTGACCGCTGGGAACGATTGGAACGATGGGAAAGTCCATTGGACGATCACTACGTCTTTATTGTCGAATGCCACGGAGCGCGCGACAAATGCAAAATACCGTATAGTACCAATCTTCGCGATGTTGTTAAGGCTGAAGCGTTTCTGATGCCGGAAGTCGGACAAACGAAGTTAATCGGCCGCAATGGCGAGCGTAGCCTGTGACTCGCTACTACTCTCAATTCCGCTTCTGGTCTCCGATCATGAACGAGGATGCGGTGCGGCTATCCATGTGCAACGACAGACAACAGGAATATTTCAGCATCGTCGCATGGGACAAAGGCCGACGCTGGCGTGACCGCAGGGCTGCATATCTTGAAGCCGTAGAGACAGCAATCGACATGAAGCTTGAGCCCGGCGAAGTTATTGCCGATGATGTTGAGGCACGGGCGCAAGAGATTACAGCGCAGCGATTACGCGAGACGGCAAGGTTAGAGGCGATGGAGATGGAGAGTGATGAATGATTAACACCGTCGTCGGTTCGCCAGAGGATAGGGCATGGCTTCGTCGTAGTTTGCGGCGGGCATTCAACGCTATACTTGGCTCATCTAACGATCACCCCGTCACCGACGACATCAAGCGGTTGCCTCTCGACGCCACGATAATTTGCCGCGAGGCGCTTCGTATTCTCGGGAACCTTCAGCACATGGGTGTCGAACCCGGCCATGGTCCGCAATACCATGTCGAAGCCGTAATCAAAAAACAGTGGCTCGATTGGGAACTTGACGATTTCAGCGCCCGCGTAATTTTCCCAGCCATGACGACACTTGCAGGTCATCTCCCAATCGGCGTCGCCATGAGCGAAGAATATTTGGAAGCCCCTCGGGGCCTAATAGGCGTGTGGCGTGACAAGTGGCATGGGTGCGCGATGCGAGTGTGCATCGCTAAACATCGTCTATTCCCACCTGATGATGCGACTGAAGAAGAACTCGCTTACTACGTTGAAGACCCCGACGCTTTGGTTATCCGCTTCGACGTTCGGACAAAATGATTACCGCACGCGCACTCAAGAACACATCAAGCCACGCTCTCATAGAGGCGCTTGTAATCAATCCGCCTTCACATGAAACAGTCATGCACGGATTGAAAGCGAGACTAGACGCACAGGCCCGAAAGGCTGTATCAGTTCCACATGAGCGTCTATTATCTTCTGACGAAGGCGACAGCGACGCAGGCAGCGGGCGCAGCCCCGCCTAGCTACGTCTCGCCGTGGGGAGCGACAAACCCGACCACGCCGCCATCCCAAGAAACTTTCGTTGTCGAAATTATCGGCACGGCAGGAAACGTCGGCGGCACAGTTCAGCTTGTCGCATCTAACGATCCGGGCGATCCTGCGTCTGTCAAGAATTGGGTAAACCTTGGCGACCCGCTCATCGCTCCAAGCACTTATCTCACCGCCACATACACCACGACGATGCAGGCGAGCTTCAAACACTACGGCGCGTTACTGACTGCGATAAGCGGTACAGGCGCAGCCGCGACAGTCACGATGGCAGCATGACGCCAGAGGAAAAATATCGCGTCGAGCATCCGACCGAGCTTCGCATGTACGACATTGCGACCGACGATTTTCGTACCGTCACGCAAGGGGATGTCGATCAGGTGTTTCTGGCGCTTCACAATTATTCAACAGCCTTCCAAGAAATCAGGAAGGCTATGGACGAATCTCGTGTAAGAACTTTGGCCGGAAGGAAGCCTCATGAGTGACCCCGTTTCGATCAGCACATCCCTTCAGAACCTCAAGTGCCAGATCCAGGCGATGCAGTTCTACGCCCAGCAAACCAACGATACGACAGCGAACGCATGGATTGCGACACTCAAGACCACGCTTGCGAGCAACGAAGGCGCTACGCCCCCACAAGGCTACGCCAGCGCGCTGGCTCAATCGGTGTTTACGGGCTGACGTGACGCATGGTTCCTCGCAATGGGTCTTTCACCGCTGAGTGGCTGCGCGAAGCCATTCACTATGACCCCCTGACCGGCGAGTGGACGTGGCTGAAAAAAATGTCGAGCAATATGCCCGGAGCAAGGGCTGGCTCGCGGAGGCCAGATAAACGCTTGCAGATTGGGTTAGCTGGCGGGCTGTGGCTTGGTAGCCGCCTCGCGTGGCTTTATATGACCGGAGAGTGGCCGTCTGGCGATATTGACCATCGGGATCACAATAAAGCGAACGATATTTTTACAAACTTGCGAGCAGCCACAAGACTTCAAAACATGGCGAACAGACGGAAGTGGACAGGAAAGTCCATTTATTTGGGCGTCCATCCGAAACGAAAGAGGTGGCAAGCGCGCATCTGTTCTGGCGGAAAGAAGGTATTCTTAGGTTCATTTGGAACCCAAGAAGAAGCCGCTCGTGCTTACGATAAGGCAGCCAAGAAAATTCACGGCGAGTTCGCGGTCTTAAACTTCAAGACGGCGGCATAATGAAAAACTCCCCTGACAAGCCGCCAGATGACGGTAAAATTTCAATGCCGAGAATTGATAATGGGATGAACCGCGTCGGCCCTGTCAAAAATAAGAAACGCAAGCGCAAGGTCAAAGACCCTCGCCCGGCTAATGCTCCCCCCGCTTACTCGGAAACCAACGAACCCGAGTATGAAGACGGAGACTCGCCGGAGGACAAGACCGAAGCGAAAGACATCACGTCGGTATCTCAAAAGCCCGATAACACGCCGGACGAGGACGAATCCGACGCAGACATTCTCACTCGGATACGTAAGCGTTTCGACCGTTGCGTGGCGTGGGAAGCAGAGAACCGTAAAGAGGCCGTCAGCGACCGTAAGTTTAAGAAAGGCGATCAGTACTCTGCCGATGTCGCGGCGCAGAGGAATGCTGACAAACGACCTTGCGAGGTTGTTAACAAAATCCCGGTTTTCGTTCGACAAGTCACCAACGATCAGCGCCAGAACAGGCCCGCCATCAATATCAGCCCGGTAGGAGATAAGGGCGATCCCGAAGGCGCAAAGATGTTTCGCGGCATGATCCGCGCTATTGAGCGGGATAGTAAAGCCGATATCGCCTACGATACGGCGTTTGACGACGCGGTGACTAGTGGCTTTGGATATTTCCGACTACTCACCGAGTTTGAAGCTCCAGACAGTTTCAACCAGATTATTGTCGTCAAGCGCATCCGTAATCCCTTCACGGTCTATCTGGACCCTGACCACCAAGAGCCGGATGGGTCGGACTGCCGCTTCGGATTTGTCACCGAGATTATTCCGCGCGACGAATTTAAGGAAGAATGGCCTGACGCCGATATCATGCCGTTCGATCAGCAATCGGTGGGCGAAGGCTACAAAGATTGGTCGTCAAAAGACAGCGTTCGGATTGCCGAATATTTCGAGATCAAGAATCGCAAGCGTAAGCTGGTTGAGCTTGAAAACGGCTGGACCGGGTTCGAAGACGAACTTGACGACGACGTAGCGGAAAAGATCGCATCTAAGCGTATGCTGGTCGAGCAAGAGCGCGAGACACACACGCCGACAATCCACTGGTACAAAGTCACCGCTAAGGAAATTCTTGAGCGCAATATCTGGCTGGGTCAGTGGATACCGATTATTCCAGTCATCGGCAACGAAATCGACATTGAAGGCAAGGTCACACTTTCAGGCATAATTCGGGATGCGAAGGGGGCGCAGCGCATTTATAATTACGCGGTAAATGCTGAAATCGAGACTGTCGGGCTCGCTCCCAAGGCCCCGTGGATCGTTGAGGAAGGGCAGATTGAAGGTCACGAGGACGAATGGAAACAGGCTAACATCGTCAATTTCCCGTACCTGTCTTATAAGGGAACAAGCGTAGCGGGCAGACCGGCCCCGGCACCACAGCGTCAGGCTATGGTCGGGAGTCCGGCAGGGTTTGTAAATCTTAAGTTGCAAGCCTCGCAAGATTTGATGGCGACGACAGGCATTCGCTTCGACCCGACAAACAGCGAAAAGCGTGTTGATGATTCGGGGCGCGCTATTCGCGAGATGCGCCGGTCATCCGACCTCGGCTCGTCTCATTACGTCGATAATCTTGGAAGGTCTCTGCATTTTCTAGGCGCTCAATTTATCGACCTCATTCCCAAGATTTACGACAAAAAACAGGTCATGACGATCCTTCGCGAGGACGATACGGAGGAACAAATCCAAATCGACCCGCACGCGCCACAAGCGTACAAAGAAGTTCAGCAAGAGACGAAGAAACTTAAGATATTCAATCCGAAGTTCGGCAAGTATGGCGTGACGGTTACGATTGGTCCGTCTTATGCCACAAAACGCATCGAAGCCGCCGAGTCCATGATGGCGTTCGCGAAGGCGATGCCGAATACGGCTCAACTCGTTGCGGACCTTATCGCCAAGTATCAGGACTGGCCTGGTGCGGAAGAAATGGCCGCACGTTTGGCGAAGGCTGTCCCGCCGCAGCTTTTGACGCCCGATCAGAAAGATATCCCGCCGCAAATTCAGGCCGTCATGCAGCACATGGAAGCGCAGATCAAACAGCTTACTCAACAGCTACAAGGCGCAATGGCTGCATTGAACGACAAGGACAAGGACCGCGCGGTCGCACTCGAAAAAATCCAGAAGGATTTCGAAGCGAAGATGTTTGGCGTTGTCCAGAAGGCCGAAGGCGATTTCCAGAAGCACATCGGCTTCCACGTTCAGAATCTTGCGCGAGATGTGAAAGACCTCACCGCATCGTTAGAGCAGGCGAACAAGCCGAAGCCGGACAAATCCGGTAATCAAAGCGGTGGTGATACCGAGTGATTACATACGAACATGCTTGCGGAACAATCTGAAATCGCATAATGATTTTTCATCCGCTTTGTCGTCGGAGCCAAAAAGCGACAACTCTACCGGAGAGTGTTATCCGGGACAGACCGCCCAGCGTCGGGAACAACCGCTGAATCCACCGGGGATCAAACCGGGCACCCAAAAGGAAAATCACCATGACTGCTGCTGCCAAAACTGCGCCTATCGCTGACCCGCAACCCATCACTGGACCGGCGCTTTCCGCCACGTCCGATGAGCCGCGCGCTGCCGCAATTGCGCCTGCACTATCCGCGCAGCACACATCCAAGGACCAGCCGCAAGAATCAGTCGAGCTTGCCGAAGCGCAAGCCGCCGCAAATGCTGCGAAGGCCGCTGAAGAAGCCGCTGCCGTCGAGACCCCTGCCGCAGAAGGCGAGACAGAAACTCCGCAAACGACCGAAGCCAAGAGCTTCGAAGATTTACCCGCGTGGGCGAAGCGTGAGCTTACCAAGGCCCGCAATGCTAAACGAGCCGCCGAGACCCGCGCGACCGAGACGGAAGCGAACCTCAAGAGCGCATTGACGGCGCTTGAGAAGTCCGGGGGCGACAAGGCGTCCGAAACGCTCAAGGTCACCGAGGCAAATGATCCCAAGCCTGTCCGAGAGAAATTCGACACGCCCGAAGCTCATGAAGCGGCCCTGATTGAATGGTCGAGCCGCAGGGCTGCACAGGCCACGGCCGCCAAGATTGAAGCCGAGCAGGCCAAGACTCGCAAGACCGAGGATCAGAAGGCCACAGAGGCTCGCAACCGCGCGACTGTCGAGGCCTACGAATCCCGCAAAGACAAGTTCATCAAGGATCACCCCGACTTCGAGGATGTTGTCGAGAACGACGAAATCCAGATTTCCACGCCGATGTCTCACGCGATTCTGACGAGCGAAGACGGGCCAGCGATGGCCTATTACCTCGGCCAGAATCCTGACGAAGCATCGCGTATTTCCAAGCTTGATCCCATCAATGCGGTTTACGAAATGGGCCGCATTTCCGCACGTTTGAATGCCAAGCCGAAACCATCAACCAAGCCTGCACCGATTACACCGCTCAAGACTGGTTCTGCGACTGCAACCAAGGTACCGGAAACGACTGCCGAATATTGCACGCGCCGCACTCAGGAAATGAGAGCCGAAAAGCTCGCGCGGTTTAATGGTGCCTCGGCGCATTAAGGACCGTAAGCGTAAGCCTGCGGCATTAAGGAGATCATGTCTGCGAACTCACTGATAACCCCGAGCATCATCACGGCGGAAACACTCGCGATTCTCGAAAACAACCTCGTCGCCGCAGGCAAGGTCAATCGCAAGTTCGAAAATCAGTTTATGAAGATCGGCGCGTCTCTGACGATCCGCAAGCCGAACCGCTTCCTGATTACGAACGGGCCGGGGCTGAACATTCAGAACGTGGTTGAACCGTCTACCTCCATCACGATTTCGAACCAGCAGCACGTCGATTTCCAGTTCAGTTCGGCGGACCTCACGCTCGTCATAGAGGAATTCAGCGAGCGCTATTGCAAACCGGCTGCGGCTGCACTGGCGAACCAGCTCGATTACCAAGTTCTCACGAACTACAATCAGATTTGGAACGAGGTCGGCACGCCCGGTACGGTTCCTGCGTCGTTTACCTCGCTCGCCAATGTCGGGCAGCGCATGGACGAAGGCGCGGTCCCGCAGGACGGGCGCGTTCTCATCCTCAATTCGGCAGCTTATTGGTCCCTTGCCGCCGCGTTCATCGGCGTGTTCGTGAAGGCGGTTGCGGAACCGGCATTGAAGGGCTTCCTCGCCAATATTGCGAACTTCGAAATCTATCTGGACCAGAACATCCAAAGCCAGACTGTCGGCGCATATGCTGGTACGGGTGTCGTTAACGGCGCTGGTCAGACAGGCTCGTCACTCATCACGAACGGGTGGACAGCTTCCATCACGGGGCTTCTGAACGTCGGCGACGTGTTCACAATCGCGGGCGTCTTTGCCGTCAATCCGCAGAACCGTCAGTCTACTGGAGCGTTACAGAACTTCGTTGTGGTCACGGCTGCAAATTCGGACTCGGGCGGCAACTCGACAATCCAGATTTCGCCCGCGATCACCACAACCGGAGCGTATCAGAACGTCACTGGCGCACCCGCAAATCTGTCGGCTATCACCGTCAAAGGCTCTGCATCCACCACTTACGCCCAAAATATCGGCTTCGTGAAGGATACGTTCGGGCTCGTGACCGTGCCGCTCGAACTTCCCGGCGGCGTGGACTTCGCAGCGCGCGAGATGTGGAAAAACATCTCCATGCGTATCATACGGCAGTACGACATAAACAATGATGTCCTGCCCACGAGAATCGATATAATGTATGGCACCGCGACCTATTATGGAGAACTCGGCTGTAGACTGACGAATTAGCCGCTCGTCTCGGGATAGTATTGACACCGCAGACTAATCTCGGGCATGATTATCCTCCAAACCGAAGGAGGTATTTATGTCAGATTTTTGCTGCATCAAAGGATGTGAGAACGTCGTGTTAGCAATGGGAATGTGCGTCAACCATTGGCGGATGAACAAAAAACACGGCTCGCCCGTGTCTGTCCGCCCATTGTCGGCTGCTAACCGTGGCTTGCCCGCCGAGGAACGTTTTTGGAAGGGTGTCCAAAAGACGGACGGTTGCTGGCTTTGGACTTTAGGCAAGGACGGTGATGGCTACGGTATCTTCTCGGCCGAAATTCATGGTGTAAAGGTCCGAAAGGCGCATCGTTTTTCATACATGCTTGCGACCGGAGAAATTCTCGGTCGCCATCAACTCATCATGCACTCTTGCGACAATCCGCAGTGCGTGAATCCGGCTCACTTGGACGCTGGTACGCCAGCCGAAAACACCGCCGACATGATGCGTAAGGGTCGCGACCGTTATGGCAGACTCGTGCAGGCCCAGAAGGTAGCAAAACTATCGGACGAGCAGGTTGTGGCCATTCTCGCTGATGCTCGCCCCTATGCTGTAATCGCCGCCGAATACGGTGTTCACAAGCAGACGGTCCTCGCGATCAAAGCCCGCACGACTCGGCAAGAAGTCCAAGCCGATACGATTGTCCGTAACAAGCGCGGCGCGGCGGGAGAGCAGCGTTCCGAAGTGTTTACTGAGCGCGACATCACGGCCATTCGTGACACGAATATCTCCGGCGTGCTATTGGCTGAAGCTTATGGCGTGAGTGCGGCGACGATTTGTGATATTCGCAAGCGTCGTTCTTGGAGAAACGTCAACTGATGCGAAAAATGCGTGACCATCGCGGCGTTCGTTTGAAGCCGATCCATGAAGCGGGAGAACCTATACCCCGCGAGATTTCATCGCGCTTTACGCAGCCGAAGGAAATTCAGCCGCTCTTTCAGGTCCATGTGGACGTGAAGGGTGAACCGTTGCCGTATCCTGTTGGCCCGAAGATTGGGCAGGAAGCGGCGGAAATGATCCTAGTCGCCGTGAATTCTCAAATTGCGTTGGGTAAGTTGCCGACATGGGGCAATGCCCGGCTTGAACCGATCACCAGTCATTAAGGAGCATACATATGCCCGTTGTTACAGCCGCCCCGTTGGGCCTCGACGTTACCACCAAGCAGCTTTCTGACGGCAACGGGCTTCAGGGAGGGGGCGGGACGCTATTGGGCGTCAGCCCTCTCGATGAGATTGGTTTTTTTGGGAAAACTCCGATCCAGCAACCCGGCTCTACCGGCTCGCTTCGCGGCGCGACTGGCACCGTGACCGTTTATGCGACAACGCAGTCCCCGACTTCAGTTGCGGCCAATACATCGGCCGAACAGGCGATCACCGTTACCGGCGTGGCGACGGGCCAGCTTGTTATCGTCAATAAGCCGACTTCGCAGGCTGGACTTGTTGTGGCGACAGCGCGTGTGTCTGCGACCAATACGGTGCAGATCACGTTCGGTAATGATACGGCTGCGGCAATCACTCCGACCGCTTCCGAAACCTACTATGTGACGGCAATTCCCGCGTCGATGCTTTATACGGCGGTTCTGAGCCCGGCGGCGGTTGGTCCCAACATCACGGCCGAGCAAATCTTCGCGGTCGCTGGTGTTGGCGCAGGGGCCGCTGTTGCGGTCAACAAGCCCACTGCACAGGCGGGCCTTGCGATCCTTGGCGCGCGTGTTGTGGCTGCGGGCTCCATTGCGATCACGTTCCAGAACTTCACGGCTGCGACGATTACCCCTACTGCTTCGGAATCCTATCTTGTGTTTGCACAGGCAGGGCTTGGGCTTGCTCCGGTTGAGCAGGTTTTGACCGCCGCGCTTACGCCCGTTTCGGTCGCTGCGAATACAACGGCAGAGCAGACATTCACGGTCGCTGGGCTCCCTGCCAATACGCCGGTATTTGTGAACAAGCCGAGCGTGACGCCGGGACTTGCCATCGCGGGCGCTCGCGTCTCCGCGCTCAATACACTGGCGATCAATTATTCCAACGATACGGCGGCGGCGATTGTCCCGCCTGCGGAAACCTACACTATCGGCTCGTTCCCGACTGCGGCCCCGGCAGCCGGTTCCAGCACGGCGTTCAATGCCGCCGCAGGCGGCGGCGACCACGGCGCGATGGTTTCTCTCGGGCTTCTCGCTGGTCCGTAATCTGTGGGCTCGTGAGTGTTGCGCTCCTCTAGGCCCACTCATTGAGGGGACCGCCGGGTGTGGCTTGCCCCATATCCGGCGGTTGCCTATAAGTGATTTCCCCGAAGCTCAATGAGGCAAGCATATGAGCGACAATGTTTTAGGCAGTCTCGCAAACGCATTTCTCGCAGCATCGGACGAAATGCGAAGACGGCCCGATCCAGCCGCGACGCTCTTCAACGCAAATGGTCACCCGGTCCCGCTTAGTGAAGAAGCGGCGGAAGCCGCTTACGTCGCTCGAATGTCGCGCGCGATCACGGCCGATGTTCTCAAAGCTATTGGGAACGTCTATCTCGGTCAGGCGGTGAGTGAATGAGCCAGATGGTTATATTTGCAACGCCGTCATTGAGTCATTCCGTCTCGCTCGATTTCAAGCGCTCGTGGACGCGAACGATTTGGCTCTTAAAGGACAACGGCATTCCGCACGGGTACATAGACCGTGGCGGCGACTGCTTTGTCGCCAAGGCGAGGAACAAACTTGTACAGCAGTTCCTTGATGGCGATGGCACGGATTTTTTCTCCCTTGACGACGATATAGGATGGGAGCCCGAAAAGGTCGTCGAATTCTGCCTTCGTCCAGAGCCGATACTGGCAGGCATATATCCGAAGAAGTCTGACAGTCTCGATTGGCCCGTGGGTCTCGAATCCGACGTTGAGACCGGAGAATTGATTACAGACCAAGGGCTGTTTCGTGCAGGGTTTGCGAGCGCCGGTTTCATGCGGATCAAGCGCGAGGTATTGGAAAGCCTCGCAGCCAACGCCGCTCGGTTCAAAGACATAGAGATGGATGGCGAAGTGGCGGATTACCCGCTTATATTCAATGCGGGGTTGGATGCGGACGGGTGGTGGTGCGGGGAGGATGTAGCGTTCTGTCGGTATGCCCGAGCGATGGGCTTCGAAACTTGGGTGGACCCGAATATCGAGTTCAAACATCGCGGCGGTAAAACATGGTCGGGCAAACTCTCGGACCATTTGGAAACATTCCGGCAAAAGGCTAAGCTTGCTCGCGAACATAGCGCGAAGGACGCGGCATGACCGAGAAATATCAACCCAAGACGATGCATCATCCGCAATATCGCAAGAGCGTGCCGCAGGCGATTGAATCCGTTGATGCTTCGTCCGGTAGGCCGTTCAAAGATTACGTCGGTACTCCCGAGTTGTTTCCGCCCGTGACGGTCGAAACCGCCGATCAGGAAGCGCTTTATCGTTCCAAAGGCTACTTCATGCCTAGCGAATCGCCTCCCCCGCCTCCCGAGTGGTCCGAATATCCGGTCATGCTTGTGCATCCTGACCACGTTGACGCCGTTCCCGACGAGACGGTTCCGATCAAGACCGATCAGGGCATTGTATTCAACAAAATTCCGGGTCGTCCCGAGAAGTTTCCGCCTCGTGCCGCAAACAACCCGACCGAAGAAAAAGCGCTTGAGCAGAACGGTTACAAGCGGGCTGGGGTTGCGGACCCCGACGCAGTTCGGACAGCCCACGCAGCACCTTTCGATCCGAGCGCAGTTACGCAGGAATTCCCGAAATGGGTCAACGGCACACTGATTGATCCGGGCGCTGCGTCTCGCAATGGCGTTCAAGAATATCCCAAATGGGTCGGCGACAAGATCGTGAATAGCGCCGCCGAGGAAGCAAAACTGTTAGGCCTCAAGCCCAAGGTCGTCGAGAAGTGCGTCATCTGCGGCGACGGAATCGGCGATGACGACCCTGCTGGTGAAGGCCCGATGGGTAAGTATCATCTGGCGCACATGGTTCCCTCCAAGGTCGAGAAACATTCCGGGGAAGTCTTCGTGTCCGAGGAAGTGAACGCAGCCTTGGAGAAACTAAGTCCAAGCCCTGTTCCCGATGCTGACGCGCCGTTCGGCCGCAAGAAAGACGGTACACCGAAGAAGCGTCCGGGACGCGGAGCCAAACAGGCTGAATAATGACCACGCCCACAGCGCTTTCCATCTTCACAGATGCTCTTAACCTCCTAGGCGTCTATGGCCCCGGGGAGCAGATTGACGGTGCCGATGGCGACACGGGGCTTTCGGTCCTGAACGACCTTTTGGACAATTGGTCTAACCTCACGCTTGCGTGCTTCTACATTCAACAGATTTCGTTCCCGCTCGTTCCGATGCAGAACCAATATACTATCGGCATAGGCGGCCAGATTAATGTTCAGAGGCCGTTAAAGCTCATCAGTGGCCCCGGCTGCGCTTACGTGATCGACACGAACGGAAATAAGTACGGCGTCAGCGTCGTTCCGCTCGACCAATGGAACATGATTGGAAACAATTCGAGCCTTGTCACATCCGACTTCCCCGATACGGTTTTCTACGATCCTCAATTTCCGCTCGGTATCGTCAATGTCTGCCCGTTCCCGACTATCGCCTATACGATGTTTCTGACGACCACGGCACAATTGGCAGAACTATCGACACTCTATTCGTCGCTTGAACTCCCCCCCGGATATAAGCGAGCCATCGTGACCAATCTCGCTGTGATGTTGAAGCCGTATTATTCGACGGCACAGATTGATCCGCTTGTGGTTGCTGAAGCTCTAAAGACGCTGGGCGATATCAAGCGCAAGAACATGCGTCCGAATGTGGCGGTGATGGAACCTGAGATTGTAAGTAGAGCACAAGTCCCGTACAACGTGTATACGGACAGAAGTTCGCGCAGCATCTAGCGGCATGGGGCGTATAACACATGCCTGAGAGTCCCATCTTCGGCGGCTTCTACCAAGCGCGAACGCTTAACGAAGCCAACCAGATTTGCATCAATTTGTTCCCCGAATTTGTCGAGACAAAAACGGGCCGCTCAATTGGTGCGCTCTACACAACTCCCGGCCTCACGCTCCAAGCCATAGTCGGTTCCGGCCCCGTTCGAGGAATTGGTGCGTTAGGCACTACGCTTTACGCGGTGAGCGGCAATCAGGTTTATTCCGTCACGACTTCATGGAATGTCACGTTGCTCGGCACGATAGGCACGAGCGGAGGCGCTGTCAGCATCATTCAAAACGGTTCGCAGCTTGTCATATTCGACGGGCAGAATGGTTACCTCGTTCCGGGAGGGTATCCGCTATCGGGCGGGACGCTTGGCGGTCCCATGCAGGAATATGCTGTGGGAGACACAGTACTGCTCCAAGCCACTAACGGTACTCAGAACGCAAGTGCCGAACTTACGGTTACCTCAGTCCCCACAGGCGCGCCGCTCTTGGGCGGAGCTATTGGCGGAACCAATACGAATTACAACATCGGAGACATCATAAATCTTGTCGCCGTTGGCGGCACGCAAATTCAGGCGGCACAAGTTGAAGTTACCGAAGTCGCTTCTGCCTCGTATCCGTTAACCGGAGGCGCGATAGCGGGCAGTTCGATGGCAAATTATGCCATCAACGATACGATCACGCTTCAAAACTCTGGCGGCACGCAATTCGAGGCCGCAGTCCTAACAGTTACATCTCTTGCTCAAGCCTATCCTCTCGCATCGGTCACAATCTCGCCGCCATTAGGGACGGGATATACAAATGGCGACACAATCACTCTGAACGCCAATTCGAGCGGCACGCAACTTTCCACTGCCGAGTTGACGGTGACAGGAACATCGAGCGGGGCTGTTACATCCGCGAGCGTGACTATTCCCGGAGCCTTTACGGTCAAGCCAACGGGCTTCTTCCAGTCCGCAACATCGGGAGGCGGAACAGGGTTCATTGTCGAGCATCCGGTTTACGGGCCACTTGGAACAAGTGGTGTGCCCAATGGAGTTTCGATCACGAGCGGAGGATTCTTCAATCCCACGCCCGCGCTTTTCACGCAGGCATCTACCTCGGGGTCTGGAACAGGCTTGGAGTTCATCAATCCAACCTTCGGAAGCGCAGGCGCTAATGGTGTTGTGACGGGAATTGAAGTCTCTTTGCCGGGCTCATTTTCCTCGAACCCGACAAGCTTCACACAGGCCTCCACATCTGGATCAGGCACGGGGTTTACTCTGACATCGCCGACGTTCGGCACGCCGGTTTCTTCAGGCGTCGTCGGCACCTACACTGTCACGCTAACAGGCGCTTTCAATCCCAAACCTTCCGATGGGGCGGATTTTACCGGCTCTATTCTCAATGGAATCCTGACTGCATCCGGTATTACGGGTACGATTGCAGCCGGACAATCGCTTATAGATTTCAATGGCACAATCCCAGCCACAGTGACGATTGTTTCAGGTTCGGGCTCGACGTGGACAACGAGCGATCTGACTTTGAACGTCAGCAGTACAACAATGACAACCGCACCGGCATTTACGCAGGCTTCGACTTCTGGAAGCGGAAGCGGTCTCGTACTTGCGCTGCCTACATTTGGGTCTCTCGTTCATCTTTATCCCCTGACTCTCCCCTTTTCTGGTCCTGTTTCCGCGTCATATCAGGATGGATTTGGGGTTGTGAACCAATCGGGGACCGATCAGTGGTGGCAATCCAATCTGTTCGACCTGTCCTATTGGGATGCGCTGAATTTTTCGAGTGCGGATGGACTACCTGATGATGTTGTCGCCATCGGAAATCTGCACAATCAATTTTTTCTCATCAAGCAGTACGATACGGAAGTCTGGGCGAATGCAGGACTGCCCGGTTTTACGTTTCAGAGAGAGTCTGGCGTCTTTTCCGAGACTGGGTGTGCGGCTCCATTTTCACTCGCGAAATGTGGCGAGTCTCTCATCTGGCTCGCTCAATTTGTCGAGGGTAATTGCACGGTCGTCATGGTCACAGGCTATGAGCCGATAAAGATTTCAACGTTCGCGATTGAGTACGCGATTTCGCAGTACGAGAAGGTGTCGGACGCCAGAGCGTATTCTGTCCTCATTGCCGGGCATTGCTTCTATGTCCTGATATTTCCCAATGCGAATGCAACTTGGGTCTACGATCTATCGACAAAACTCTGGCACTCGTGGGCCGGGTTCTTAAATGGCGCATTCAATCGCCACAACTCGAATTGCTTTTCATTCTTCAACGGTCAACCTATCGTGGGTGACTACCTCAACGGCAATTTGTACTTGCTCGATCAAAACGCACAAACGGACAATGGCGTGCGACGAAAATGGGTGCGGTCATGGCGGGCATTGCCAAAAGCTGTTTATGATCCGGTTCGGTTCTCCGCGCTTCAAATAGACATGCAGACTGGTATCGGCGTTCCTGACGGGACTAATCCGCAGGTGGTTTTGGATTGGTCCGACGATGGCGGTCATACGTGGTCTAACGAGCGGTTTCAGTCGGCGGGTAAGGTCGGGGAGACAGGTATTCGCGTGATGTTCCGGCGCCTGGGAACGACTTCGCGAACGGGAGGGCTAGATCGCATCTTCAGGCTTTCGAGTACCGATGTTTTCGCTGTGGGCATCATGGCGGCGAATATCACATGAGCAGTTCCGGCAATCAGGGTGTTCCGAACATCACACAGCCTCTCGTGAACTTGCCGAGTTTCACGATCACGAGGCCATGGTTTCTGTTTTTTCAAAGTCTCTGGACTAGGCTAGGCGCGTATCAGGGAAACCTCACTGTTCCTAGCGGGATGATTGGTGATTTTGCGGGTACTGTAGCGCCCTCTGGCTGGCTGGCATGTGATGGGTCAGCGGTAGCACGGGCGCAATATTCTGGGCTGTTTTCGGCTATCGGCACATCTTGGGGAACGGGCGACGGAAAAACGACGTTCAATCTTCCGAATTTGCAGAATGTGTTTTTGATGGGGGCGGGCACGAATAAGGTCGGGTCAAGCGGGGGCAAATCTGCGATTACCCTCACGACCGCCCAACTCCCCGCCCATACTCATGGCGTTACCGATCCGGGCCACTTTCATGCCTCGCTTGTTGCCGATTCAATTAATACGACGGGAACTGCGGTAGGGGCTACGCAAGCGGGCAACACGTCTCCCGCGACAACGGGGATAACGATACAGAACACCGGAAGCGGCGCGCCTATCACTATTCTGCCGCCTTATGCCACGGTGCTGAAGGTGATAAAAACATGAGTGGGCGATACCTGATAACCGGGTTGCCGAGATCGCGGACGGCATGGTTCGCGGTCGCGACAAGCGGCCCTGAGTCGGCCTGCTTTCACGAGCCCACACCCCATCTCGACAGCTTCGAGGCCTTGGCTGAATTCTGGCATTCGTCCGTAGGCATCTCGATGGGGATTTCCGATTCGTCGCTCGCGTTTCAGATTGAGCGCATCCTAGACGAACTTGGTCCCAGAACCCTGATAATCGAGCGTCCAAAGGCCGATGTAATCAGGTCGTTCGAGAATTACTGGCAGCAGTCAAGCCGCGAAAGCCGAGCGTATTACAGCCGATATTGCGACCTCGCGCTTGCATGGCTTGATTACGCCAAGCATCATGAGCTTTGCCGATCAGTACCTTATGATGCACTGGACGATTTTGAGACGGTTGTTGCCTGTCTCGAATGGCTGTTGCCCGACGAAGAATTTCCCGATATTCGGCAGTTGATGCGACTAAATATCCAAAGCCGACGTGATTACAACGCGGCATTGGCAAATGCCCCTCATAACGGCTGGCACCTGCCGGACGAACTCAAGGTCATATCTCGTGCGCCACTTCCTCAAAATCTGTGACGGCATAGACGTTTCAATGCTGCGTAATCAGTTGGACGTGCAGCCGGAGCTTTGGAACGTCCATAGCAGCCGAATGCAGAGGCCGGGAACGCCATTCAGGGGCACGGACGATATCTGGGTCCGGTACAACGATCTTGCCAAGGCGATGCCGGATTTCGTCGGATTCAATGATGAGCATGTTCCTGTCTGGTATCCCGCATGGAACGCGCTCCCAGCCTTACGTCCGATCATCTTTAATCTCATGGCTCGGGTTCAAGGCGAGATGCTTGGGGGTGTCCTGATTACTCGTGTTCCTGCGGGAAGTGAGATCAAGCCGCACGTCGATCATGGCTGGCACGTTGAGCAATACCGCAAATTCTATATTTCGATTGAAAGTGAGCCGGGAGCCGATTTTGTCTGTGAGCACGGTGGCGTGAAAGAAACGCTTAATCCAAAGCCCGGCTCGTGTTGGCTTTTCGACAATAGGAAGTTACATTGGGTCGTCAACCGAAGCGGCAAGGCAAGGGTGACTCTCATCGTATGCGTTCGTACTGAAATGTACGGCATGGAGAGTGTAAGATTCCTTGGGGATTCGCGGCTGCCGCAGCCGCTACAATCGGCGGAGCGTTGATTTCTGGGAGTGCGTCGGAAAGCGCGGCCAACACCGAGGCCAACGCTGCCAATAACGCATCCGCGCTTCAGCTTCAGATGTTCGAACAAACCGAACAGAACGAAGCGCCATTTCTGCAAGCGGGCACTGGTGCACTCCCATTTCTTCAAGCCGGTATTGGAACGGGTGGCGGAAATGTTACCGGCACTGGACCGCTCAACGCGCCTTTCACACTCGCGGATTTTAAGAACTCCCCCGGCTATGAATTCCAGATGAATCAGGGCGAGAACGCTATCCTGAATAGCGCATCTGCAACTGGCGGTGTGAAGTCGGGTAACACCCTTAAGGGCCTCACGAGTTACGGTGAGGGCGTCGCAAATCAGGACTATTGGAATGCCTACAACGCCTACGTCAACGCGCAAAATCAGAAGTTCGATCAGCTTCAGACTGTAGCAGGGTCAGGACAAAACGCAGCGGGCAATCTTGGAGCTTTGAGTAGCCAAGTCGGACAAAGCGTCGGCAACAATATCGTAGGCGCGGGAAATGCGAGTGCGGCAGGAACAATCGGGCTTGCGAATGCGGCTGGTTCGGGCCTGAACGGCTTGAGCAGCACGGCGATGCTGTATCAGATTTTGAACAACAACAGCGGTTTCAATCCTCAGTCTGGCGGAAATGGCTGGTATGGAGACGCCAGCTTTACAAACCCATAATGCCTACCGATCCGAGCATCATCCTTGACGCTGGCAACTTCACGACGCCGCCTCCCGGCGCGCAATCCATCATGTCCATGTGGGAATTTGCTCAGGCGGTGAAGGCTCAACAAAAACAGGAAGCCACGACGAACACGCTCAAGCAGATATTCACGAATCCTGCGAGCGTCGATCCCGTTACAGGAATGCCTACGAATAAAGCCGTGCAAGAGGTCATGGCGGTTGATCCCGAGTTGGGTCTGAAGGTCCGCGACCAAACGCTAGAGGCACAGGTTAAAGCTGCGGAGATTGCTCACTCGAAAACCGAAGTTGGCAAGAACAATTGGGATTTCATGACGCAGGTAGCAGGCATCGGGTACGATGCTTACGACGAAGCGAAGAAGGCAGGAAAATCTGAGCCCGACGCTGTATCGGCGGGTCAAGCGGCACGGAACGCGGCGGCGGAGAATAGTGGCGGCGTTGTGGGCGATGACATCATTGCAGGGATCACGGGAAGGCCGTTCGATCCTGCGGGAGCCAAGGCGCTGGCAAGCGCAAATAAAGAACGTGTCGAGGCGCAGAAAGCGCAAGCGGGCGAAGACGTTGCGTATGCCAATGCTGGTTTGACGCCCCCGAGTGCAGTAGGGGTGTCACAGGCGTCCTCCGATCCGTTCTCTGACTTTGCTGCAAAACTTATTCCGAGCGAAAACTCGACTGGGAATCCGAGCGCGAAGAATCCGAATTCAACTGCAACGGGAGACGGTCAATTTCTCAATCAAACATGGATTGATAATGTCAGGGTCACGCATCCCGAATGGAAAACGCTGACGGACAATCAGTTGCTCGCACTTCGTTCGGACCCTGAGCTGTCTAAGGAAGTCACGGTCGATTATGCCAAAAAGAACGCGACCACGCTGGCCGACGCGGGCGTTCCGGTCACGGGGGCCAATCTGGCAGCGGCTCATAAACTCGGGCCGGGCGATGCTGAGAAGGTCATTCAGGCCGATCCTTCCACACCATTGCCGCAAATTCTCTCGCCGAAAGTGATAGCAGCTAATCCGCAATTGGCAAATCAGACAGCCGGTCAATACATGGGAGGTCTTACATCACAGTTCGGGGCGTCTCCTATCAGTGCGGAGGGAGAGCCCGCAGAGGGGCGGGTGCCCATTACCGGCGGCAAGGGCTGGCAAGAGCGCATGGACTTGGATACGAACAAGCCCATACGGTACAACGTTAATAGAGGAATTGCGACCGATCTTTCGGGCAATCCTATTCCCACGCCGAAGAACATCGGAAATATCCCGACAGGCAACGCCCGATCTCCGGCGGCGTTTGCGGTGCAGAAATTCGCTCAAGAACATCCTGATGCGACTGCGGACGATATTGCGAATTTCGCTGCCGATTATCAGAGAAAGGTTGTAGGTGGAACAGCGGACGTGAAAGCCGAAGCGGCTGGGTTGACCAATCTCGGCAAGATGCGCGCGAGCGTCGAGCAGGCTGAAGGCAACGCAAATCGCGAGTCGGACCTCGTTTTGTCTCTGGCCGATAAAGGAACGGCCAAGGGCGGCCCGAGCATGTTGAACCGCTGGCAACAATCAATTCGGACGGGCGTTTTCAACGATCCAAACGTTACTGCATTTCAGACTGCTGTGGAAAGCTTCAAAAACGAATACGTCAAAGTTCTCTCTACCACCGGCGGCATGAGCGGTGGCATGTCTTCGGATGCTGCGCGGCGCGAGGCGGACGCTTATATCAATCCAAATCTCACCGAAGATCAATTGAAGGCGAATATCGCGGTGATGAAGCAATCCATGAAAAACCGCACAGCCGCGATCAATAAGGCGTACGAAGATCAGAAGGGCCGCGTGTCGGATGCGACTAAGGGAACTGATGGGGCGGCTGACGCTGCACCCAAAGTTCTCCACTACGACGCCAAAGGCAATCTGGTGAGCCAATGACCATCACCGCAGTTTCCGCCGATGGCGTACAGCACCAATTCCCCGATGGAACCGATACGTCAGTCATCAGCAAAGTGATGAAGGATTACGCGGTTAAGCAGCAAAAGCCGTCTCGCATCGCCAAACTCGGCACGCAAGCGCAGCCAAAGCAGTCCGGCATTCTGGACCGTCTAAAAGCCGCCGTTTTCGTTCCCAAAGATCAGCGCTATCAGTCACCCGATATTGACCCTATCGCCAATCCATTCGGAGCAATCAAAAACGCAGCGGAGGGAGTGGTCGAGGAAACAGCTAAGGACTTCAAAGCTGGCGCGTCTGCGTTCGCTTCGGATATTAGCCCCGCACCCCCGAAGAATATTTCCGAGGCCATTGCTGCCGCTGGCGAAGCGGCTGGAAACATGAATCCCGGTACGAACAAGCCTCTTATGGACTTGGCGAGCATGGCCCTGTCACCTCTGACAGGGGCAGCAACGGCGCTCATTGGTCGGCCGGTTGAAGAGGCAACCGGACTCAAGCGCGAAATAACGGGTAATGCTATTTCTGCGCTTGTTCCACTAGGGGGCGAAGCGAAAGCGGGGAAGGTCGCAAAGGGGGTAGGGGATACCGCAAAAATTCTCGAAGGTACGGAAGATGCGGAGTACGCCGCCAAGGTGAAGCGCCTGAAAGATGAAGGCGTTGAACCGACCGCTGGCCAACAGCGGGGCGGTGCGATACGACGTTTTGAGGAAGGACATAAGAGCGACCCGCTTGTAGGTCAGGCGATACGAGACACGGAAGCCCACGCGCTCCGCACATTTAACAGAGCGATCTATAATCGCGTGCTAAAACCAATCGGTATCACTCTGAATAAAGGAGTGCCCATCGGTCGCAAGACGGTCAAAATTGTCGGCGATATGGTTTCAAAGGCATACAATCAAATTAAGCCGGACCTTAATATGGACCCAGATGATATTTTGATCGGACGGCTATCGGAAATTCGCACTCAGGCCGCAGAGCATGGCGAACCTCACGAGAAGATGCTTGAGGCGATTCTCAACAATCGCCTTCTCACACCTTTGGGTCGGACAGGAAAACTGACAGGGGAGGAATTCAAGACAGTCGAAAGCGATCTTTCTAGTAAGGCTCGCGAACTCAAATCATCCTCCGATGTCAAGGACCGTGGTATAGGAGACGCACTCGATCAAGTCATTGACGAGTTGCGCGAGAATTTGCAGCGGACTAGTGCTCCGGGAGTGCGCGCGAAACTTAAAGCAATAAATGAGTCTTGGTCTCTGCTTACGCGGCTCGAAGACGCCGCCGCACGGCGGCTAAAATCTGGCGGCGTGGTGCAGCCAACTGATTTGCTCGGCGCTGTTCGTAAGTCGGATAATACGGTTCGCCACAGAGGCTTTGCTCGCGGAGACGCCATTATGCAGCAACTCGGCGAAGATGCGCTCGAAGTTTTGGGGGACCATATGCCAGACAGTGGCACGGCTGAAAGGTTAAACCTAACCGGGTCCGGGTTAACGACCTTGGCGGCGCGGCAGGTAACTAATCCTGTTGCGAACCTTGCGCTCAACGCGCTGCGTCACTACGAGCCGAGGGCGCCCGGCAGTAAAAACTTCCTCTTGCGGTCTATTGAAGCGTCTCGCCGCGCGCCTGTACTCTCGCTTGGCAATTTCACACGCCCACCCGATCAGTCTCAAGGCCAGTAACAGTGAGACGAACAGAACAAAAGACGCGATACGCGCTACGGCGTGGTCAAAGGTCATAGAGGCAGGACATGCGCGTTCTTGCCATTGATGTCGAGAATCATTTCCTCGATTTTGTGTTGCGTTGCACGGAAGCGGGGCATGACGTTCGCTGGTTCCAAGATTCTCGCACTTCCAAAGACGGTAACGGGTTTCATGGCTTTAAAAAAGTAGACGACTGGCGGTCATCTATGGGGTGGGCACGTGACGGCCTCGTGATTACATCGGGCAATTGCAAATATATGCGGGAGTTAGATCGTTTCCGCGAACTTGGCTTCAAAATATTCGGGCCGACATATCGAAGCGCACAGCTTGAGATCGAGCGCGGTATTGGTATGGAAGCGATGAAGGAAGCGGGCATTGCAGTTCCGCCTTACGAGATGTTTGACAGTCTCGAAGCGGCATCCAAGTTCGCACGCAAATCCGATAAGTGCTTTGTCTTCAAGCCGCTTGGTCACGAGGACGACAAGTCCCTCACTTTCGTATCGTGCGATCCTGCTGAAATGGTCGGGTGGATTGAGCGCCAGATTAAGCGTGGCATGAAACTCAAGGGGCCGTGTATGCTCCAAGAGAAAATCGACATGCTCGCAGAAATCGGGATTGCAGGCTGGTTCGGGCCGCAGGGATTTCTGTCAGACAAATACGAAATCAGCTTCGAGCACAAGAAGCTGATGAACGGCGAAATCGGATGTGCGACCGGCGAAATGGGTACGGCCACGGCTTACGTTAAGTCGGACCCGCTAGTAGACCAATTTCTCAAGCCGATGGAAAACTACTTGCTCAAGTCCGGCCACACGGGAGACTTCGCTGTCGGTTGTGGGGTGGATAAGCAAGGGAAAGTGTGGCCCTTCGAGTTTACCGCGCGTCTGGGCTGGCCCGACTTCTTCATTCGCATGGCGATGCAATCAAGCCGCGATCCGGCGCAGTGGATGCGCGATTTACTCGACGGCGACGATACGCTCAAGGTCAAATACGACGCGGCTATAGGCGTTGTGATGGCTCAACCGAAATTTCCCTATGCGATTTCCAAGCCGGAAGATGTTGAGGGTAATCCGATTACAGGGCTTGAAGACGATGACGACGCCATGCATCCAATCGGCGTCATGATCTGCAAGGGGCCTAAGATGGAAGACGGGAAGGTAATCGAAGGCCCGATTACACAAACGACTGGCGAATATGTTTTGTGTGTGACAGGGACGGGGAAAACCGTTTCAGACGCTCGCGAGCGCGTGTATAAGAGCGTGAACGAGGTTAAATTCCCAAATTCCATGTTTCGCACAGATGTTGGAGAGAAAGTGATTACTGCCCTTCCAAAGCTCCATGAATTCGGCCTTGCGCTAGAGATGAAGCCGTGAGTTCAAACAAATTGGCCCATTTCATTTCGACCGCGCCTCTTCCATCCAGGGCGGCGGTTGTTAGCCTGCTCTTTTCTCGTAGCCCATTTGCAGTTCTGGGGTTCGTAGTCGCCGTCATTATTAATGCGTTCGATAGTCATATCCTCGGTCGGCGGTTCTCCCATGTCAGAGAGAAAATTCTCGAAGACTGTCCAACGCTCGCAAACTTTGATGCCGCGCCCTCCATAGTTGCAAAAATGCGGAATATTGCTATTGCGGCATCTGTTGAGCATACCTTTCCAGATGCGATAAATGCGGGTGCCTGTCTTTCCGTGGGTTCTGTGAGCGTCTCCCGTCCCTTCCGCACCAAAACAACCACAGGACTTCGAATCTCCGTTTCCGAGACTGCTAATGTGAACAAGTCCCGTGTTGCCGCAATCACATTGGCAGAGCCATCTAATATGTTTCTTGAGGTTTTGCGCTCTCTCTACGAGGGTCCATCGACCGAAACGAGCGCCGACCGCGTAAATATTCTTGGCTGTATGGGGGCGACAGGATGACCGCAACGACGCTTTCGCCTGTCCCTCGGCAGTTGTTTTTGAACCCATTGACAGGCTCCCCCTATGTGGGAGGGTTAGTTTACACCTATGCCGCTGGAACCGTAAGCCAACTTGCCACCTACACTGATTCGACCGGCACTGTTGCCAACGTTAACCCGATTATTTTAGATAGTCTAGGCGAGGCCGACATATGGCTGCCCTCAGGCGTGGCCTACAAATTCGTATTCACCAATCCGACCGATACAAACCCACCCACAAGTCCGATTTGGACACGGGATAATATTTCCGTCTCTTCCGGCGGTTCGGGTAATCCGAACGTGCTTTCGTTGGCCGATTTTGGGCCTCTCGTCTACGACGGCGTGACGGACAACAACACGACCATAACCGCCGGTATTAATGCCGCGATTGCGGTGTCAGGCGGCTGTCAACTCTATATCCCCGGAGGCCCCGGCGCGCTCGCAACTTCGGGGCGCTACAATCTTCAAGACCATTCCGGCATTACGCTTGTTGGGGCGGGGTCACGTTCGGGCGGCGACGGCTCGACGTGGATCAAAGCCATTGGGACAAATACAGCGCCGCTTTTCCTGCTTGGCATGAACACGGCCGGGGTTGAGATTTCCGGCACGTCTTGCAGCGGAATGCGGATCGACGCGAATGGCATCTGTGAGTATGCCTATCAACTTGTGAATCTATACGGCGCTACGCACAACGATCTTTGGATAACGAATGCGTTGATTTCCGCGCTCGACATGCGGAACACGAACAATGTGAGTCCGCCCGCCAACAACATCTTCAACAATCTTGATCTGGACGTATCGTATGGGTCATTCGCAAATTCTGCCAGTTATACCGGCACAGTAACTACAACTTCATACTGCCTGACGATGAACGACAACGATCTTGGGATCGTGTGGGACAATTCGTGCGCGCAAAACATATTCAACAATCTGCGGTGTAACTATCTGAACGGCGACGCAATCAGGCTCGGCTATACGAACAGCAATGTATTCATGGCGGCCAACAATGATCGAGAGGGACATACTCATTTTGGAAGATTTTTAGTTCTTCAGGACACCGAAATCAGTGCCAAGCAACATGGCAACAACGCGGCGGCCTTCAATTACTTTTACAGCTTCTCGGCAGGAGCTGGGGGCACGTACGTTCTAGCACGCTATGTCAACAATGCGCTTTATCCGTACTCTGAAACTCCATTTGGTAATGTGCTTGAGCTTCTTGGAAGCGCGGCCAATAGTTCGAGTGGGCCGTTTATCGTAACGGATTCCAATTCTGTGAGTTCGCCGACCATGGCGACGGTCTTCACCGGCCCAATGCCACTTGTTTATCGGTGGGCCAACGGAAGCCATTACGGATTTTCTGCCATCTCTCCGGTTTCGGTTTCGGGAAACTGGTTCAATCCCGCGCCGGGGTTAAGCTTAGCGACCTCTGCGACGATTGCTCTGCTCAACCAAATGCAGACGAGCACAAGCCAGACTTATCCGGCGCACACGTTCTACAAAGTTCAGGACTCTCAGGATCAACTTCAGCTTCTCGACTATGTTGGAAATATTTCCAGCATATATACACGCCTTGAAGACGGCAGCTTGAATGTCGTTCCATCTCAAGGCGTGCCGACAATTGTTCGTGTCTTAGGCACAGCGCCGGGTATTGACGGCAACGTTGAACTCACAACGGACGCTATTCCCGGTCAGCTTACTCAGGGCCAACTTGTCTATGTCTTCGGAGTTGGCGGCACAACAGAAGCAAACAGTGCCACTGCGGTCAATACACAGAACAACCCCACGAATGGAGCGGCCGGGTATCAATCCGTCAATCTCTCCATTTCAACGACGCAATTCACACTCTCAAATACGCCATATGCAAATGCATGGACTTATGGCGGTTTTGTCATCACAGGGAATCCGATTGTTCTCCCAGTTACTGCTGTAAGTTCGGGCGGCTCAGGTAGATGTCGATTGACTGTGCCATCGACTGCCTTCTTGAAAGCAGGCAATGCCGCTGCGGGTGGGACGGTCGTCACAGTTAGTGGTGTAGGAGGCACCTCGCCATATTCCGCAGACGTTTTCGAAGCGACAATCACGAGCGTTGTAAACTCGACGCAATTCGATGTGGGTGGGACCACCTACAACAGTGGAGCCGGGTATAGATCAACAGGCTACGTTGTCGTTTCCAGTATCGTCTCGCCCGATTTGTTTCTCGCTCCTACGGCGACTATCGGGGCAGCTAACTTCGGAACGTGCGTGGGTCCATATAGCGGCGCGACGCCATCGAACAACGGCAGTGGCTTAATCCGCATTACAATGAGTACGCCTTCGCAGGTTAATGGGCTTGCGAACGGCGATTACGTGACGCTCTCGGGATTCAATGGAGTTCCGAACGCAACAGGTTATTGGCCGATTGCGAATGTGAATACTGGAAGCGGATATTTCGATCTTGTCGGTTCCATCTGGGCAGGAACATATACGAGCGGCGGAACAGTATCATGGGTGCAACCGCTCACTGCTACGGCAGAATCGGAAACATTAGTTCCTCCAATCAATGCGGCTATGTCGAATGCGGGTGCGAGCGCAACGGCGACCTTCACAGCGGACGTTGTTACGGTCGGGACAGCGCTTAACGGTACGTTCTACAGTCTCCCGTCCTATTCGGAAGCGATTAATCTTGCGACGACGGGTGCGGGCGGAATGGACACGGGGTCAGCGCCATCGCTGGGTTTCGTTTCGCTATATGCGATTTACAACCCGACGACGCAAACTGCGTCTATCCTCGCATGTAATTCATCAACATCGACAAGCACGATTTATGCTGGCGCAAACCTTCCTGCCGGGTACACGGCATCATTCCTGCTGGGAACTTGGCCCACGAACGTAGCCTCCCAGTTTGTTGTAGGGTATCAGCGAGGGAAGTCCTTCACGATGGCACCTGTGGTGGTGCTGAGCGGGGGAGTCCAGACATCGCTTACGAGCGTATCGCTATCCAGCGCTGTTCCTCCGAATGCAATCGCGGTGTATGGGAATGTTTCAGGAGCCACGAGCGATCCGCTCTATGGGTATCTCGCGTCTGATACAGCGCCAGCAAACGAGCTTCCATTCTTTGTAGAGGGATCGTCTGCGGTGGTGATCGTTCAGCCATTCCCAAAGCTTATTCTTGCAACGCCACAGACGATGTATTACAGGGCTCCCGCTGGGAGCGGGGCACCACTGACGGCAAGCATTTCAGGGTATGATATTCCTTAGCCCTTGTTCCTGTGTCAACAATCGGGCATGATGATGGGAGCGGTATATGGCTACGTCTAACCAGCGTAGTCGCCGATAGCTCAGTCTGGTAGAGCGCGGGGATGCAAGCCGTGGTGGCCCAAGACCCCGGGCAGCGCGGGTTCAAATCCCGCTCGGCATACCGCAACTTATTTCCCCCGCGTCCTGATCCCACGCGGATAACCCTTGCAAGGAGAAATACGAATGTCTTGGATTCTCACGGCGCTTGGCGCACTCATCACGCCTCTGGAAAATTACGCGGAACAGAAACTGGCCTCGATTGGCGCTGCGTTCGGCGCTGGTTTCATGGTCATTGCGAATGGATTCCTTCCCGACCAGAGGGCCATCTTCTCGCAATGCCTCGCATATTGGCAAGCAAAATATGCTGCGGCGGTAGCGGCGGGATCGTCCACGCTTGACGCTATCGGTGTTGCCTCCACAGCCACGCTGAATGAATTCGTGAGCGACGAAACGGCGGAAGGGGCGAAAGAGATTCGGGCCATTATCACCCTTCTGGAATCGTCCGTGACGAATTCCCTGACGCCATCGACCACAGCGGCTTCCTAAGCCACTTTCCATCGCCGGGACACCCAGCCCCCATACCCGGCTTAACTTGGCGGCGGCTCGAAAGGGTCGCCGTTTTCTTTGGCCTCAGTGCCCTTCCCGTCATCCTACAGTCGCCTCATACGAGGCGTTCATAGGTCTTCACCTTCTGAGTCTCGCGCGCTCCTACGCGGGCTTTGGAGTGGCCCGCTTGTCGCGCTTGTTTTTGAGAGAAAGTGGGCTTAGAAATGGAGAAGGGCCGGAATCGCCACCAGCGACCGGCCCTTCCGAATGATTTGCCGTGCCGGGCGCTCATTCGTCCAAGGCTTTGATATAGCCACAGGACGTGTTTCGCGCAAGCCCTAGTAGATCAGCCGGTCCGATATCGCTGCCCACGGCTGCCGGTCCCCGCTAACCAAGACCGGAAAAGAGCGCGGTAGTACCCCCGTACCGTCCGACAGTTTCGCAGGTGAACTAGGAATAACCCGGGCCTATACAAAGCCAGCACACAGAGAATCCCGGTATCGGCGGGAGTAGCGACCGATGGCAGCGAGCGGCACTCGAAAAAATGTAGTCCGGCTTATACGTTCTAAAGCCTGTCCCAAGATACCGCCGCCTGCGTCTCTGGCAGGCAGGGTAGCGGGGTGAGGGCTATTGTCTAATCCCATCTCCCCCTATGAAATCCCCATTTCCCGCGCTACATTCTCCCAAGCTTCGAAGGGGCAAATCATGTGGTCAATTCTCCAAGCTCTAGGCGGTAACAGCATGATCGCCGCTCAAATCGCCAAAGGGGCCAGATGGCTCGGAACGGTCGCAGGAACATTCGTTGCCACTTGGATGCTGGCTCACGGGGCAAAAGCAGCCGATGCAGCGGCCATGTCGGCGGCAATTGGTGGCGTCATCGTGGCCCTCGGAAGTTACGGATGGTCAGTTGCCGACGCTTATCTTGTCAAAGGCAAAATCACCGCTGCCACGGCCACAGGGGCTTCTACAGTAGCAGAAAATCCGCAGGCTATTCCACAGATAGCCGCCGCGTCAGGCTCGCCCAAGGCGCTGGCTTCGCTCGTGGCACAACTTCAAGCCGGTAAGGCGTGATGGTCGGGCAAGTCATTTGGGCACGCGATGATCGCACAGGTAAGCGTATCGGCTTCTGGCGCTGCATCTTACAGGATCACAACGGCAAGAAATGGGAATGGCACGATGCGTAGCGCGCGGGGCGCAGTTTTTGTGATATCGTGCGCCGCGCTCGCTGGCTGCACTTCCGCACCCCCTCCCATCAATTGCCCTCCGCTGGTCAATTATTCCGCCCTCGATCAGCAAGTCCTGCTCAACGAACTTTCCCAAGACCCTCGTGAGACGCAAGTGTGGATAGAGGACTACGAAGCCCTGCGCCAAGCGTGCAAGGGCCCACAGTGACATGCTCTGGAAACTCATCGCCGTACTGGCATGGCTCTTTATCGCAGGCGCGTTTATCGCGCTCGTGAAATGGCGGCTTAAGGAGTGAATGACCGAAGCACCCTAACACATGCTATAGGTTGTATTCGCAAGAAAATTTCGGCAGTGTGACGGCGTAACAATCGGACTCTGGGGCATGGTCTCTGTGTCGATATTCAATCTCGGACGTTCCAATGGAAACGATGAACAAGAGATGGATTTGGGAACGCCCGATCAGGCTGAGGCGCAGGACTTAAATCGGCACGTCGAGAGATGCGCCATGCGCTACCGCATGTTCACTGGCAAACTCGGGCGGCAAAGTAAGGATATAGCGCAGGTTAAGATTTTGCTGTATCTTCTCGGGGCGTTCATTTTGGCAACCAGCCATCCGGCGCAAGAGCTATTTCAGTTTCTAGGAAGTCTGAAGTGACGGACGACGAAGTTGAGGGGATGGCTGCTCGCACGAACGGGTCGGGGCAGTCGGTTAATGTTTCCGTTTCGGGCCTCGAAGGCATCAAATACTTTGCCATCGTCCTAGCCATATTCTTCCTCGCAATGATGCTCTGTATATGGCTCGCGGCTCGCGCCGACGATAGAGCCGATGACGCTTACGAAGCGGCAGCAAGGGCACAGAGGCAAGCGGACCTCGCAAACTGGACGATGAACAATCTCGAAGGCTTGATCGTCCAGCATGGCATTCAAATTCCCGCAACATTCATGCCTCATAATCTAACGATTCAACCGAAGGAGCATCGTAAATGAGCGGCGGTGGACAACAGCAAGGCGGCGGCGGCGGGATCATTCTCGGAGACGAACAGGCTCCCGACAACTGGCCCATCGTCATGACGGATACACACTCTGGAAAGGCGCTATCGCTTCCAAGAGCCGATTTGAAAACACTTCTCGATTCCGCACCTCCAAGCCCTGAAAAGGATATCGTGGAGATGTGGTTTACGAGATTGCCGACTTCCTAAGCTAATGTCTCGCTTACCACGAGCGCGCGGCGTCATCCTTCTAGACGATGGCCCCAACGGAGGTAATCCCCGGACTAAAATCACGCGCGAGGAATTTGCGGAAATGGTCGCCTCGTTAAATCCCGGGCCGTTGAAAGACAAAATGGAACTCTGGCTTTCCAAACTGACGGACTAACATCGTGTGGAGCTGGAACGCATGGACTCTGAAGGAATACGTAGACCGCCGCTTCTCCGATCAACACGATGCGGTCCAAGCAGCATTAGCAGCGGCTGAAAAACGTCTTGACGGGATGAATGAATTCCGAGCAACGCTAGCCGATCAAGGCGCTACTTTCGCCCGCACTGTAGAAGTCAACCTGCAAATCAAAAATCTCGAAAGTCGTCTTGAAGCCATGACGACTCAGGTAGGCGAGAATCGTGCGCGAGGTTCCGGTATCCGTGAAATGGGAGGATGGATATTCAGCGCGGTCGTGTTGATCGTATCTGTGGCGACATTCTTTTTGCGGCACTGACGACAAAGAAAAGCCCCGCCAGTTTCCCAGCGGGGCAGTTTCTCAGTTCACCTTGCGCTCGTAATACGTCATCTGGCGGCGCAGCTTCTTAATGGCTGTTTCCGCCCGCTTTCGTTTCGCTTCCCATTTGGCGAGGCGAAGCGCTACGGCGGCTTTCCGTTCCCCGATGATGTTGCGTTCCGGCTTGGCCTTCGGGGCTTTGGGAGCCTCGTTAAGCCATCCTCGGGCGAGAACCTGTTCGATCAGGTCTCGCTCGACCGCTCCATGCATTGGGCCATGCGGTTTCTCTTTCGGGTACTGCTTAGCATGGAAATCATGCGAGAGGTCATGGATGAAAGCGTGCCAGCCACTATCAGGTGCGAGCCGATTCCAGTAAGTCCGCCGTCTGCGACCGCGCACGATCCTCAGCTTATGGCCTCTCCATGGCTTTCCGAAGCGATGATGATATAGCGCCCTAAATGCTCTCCGGGCCACGTTATCCGTCATCGGCGGAAGCTCTTTGGGCCAAACCGAGTTAACCGCCACGTTGTACCGATTGCGATTGACAGGCTCGCCCACGGGGACGATATTCGTCTCCATCTTCATTCTCCTATTCGTTTGTCAAAGAGCGCCCGGCCGTTTCAGCGGTCGGGCCATCAGTCGGACTTCCAGCTGACAGGGCTAGTATAGCAAACCGGGTTTTCCGATTTCCGAGTTTATAGCCTATAAACGTCTCAAAGCCCAATAAAACACTGGCATTTATCGTGGTGCGCGCTCGACTTGACACAGGAATTATAAAGGTTTCAGAGGCGACAAAAGCGGAACGCTCGCTTTCAATGTCAGCATTTTGCTTGGCGAAAATAAATTTTCCGAGACACTGACCAATTCCGAACATACTATCGTCACGCTCATACGTTAGAACCGAAACCGATGTTCCACTTCCACCAATAATAGAATGGAGGCATGGGCTTCGCTCTTCAGATGTTGACGGTAACGGCCCGCACGGACCATTTGTGCTTGCTGCTGCCGCACATTCGAAAAATCGCAGCCTCTTCCAACGCCTCTCGTTTCAAAGGCCGGATGAGATACACTTTATCGTCGCGGAATACCGCGTACATTCGTTTGCTCACGAAAAACTCCTCAGCTATGCCCACATGAAGCACAGCGGCGCTTCTCGGGGTTCAGGTTCAATTCGACAATACGTTCGCTCATGCGGTCACGCGGCATGTCCGCATTTTCCTGCACAATGCAATCGCACTTCGAACATTCGTATTCGATGAATGGGCCGCGCACTTTGCTGGACATCTCAGAACTCCCTTGCTGCTAGTGACTGGCGCGCAATTCGTCGCGCACCTGCATCCACAATTTTCCGAGCATGTTCTTGCCGTCGCGGTTCGGGCCCCAGCCCCAGAAATCGTCGCGCCAACTATTTTCGACAAGTTCGCGGTCGCCGGTTGCTAGCAATTTTCGATAGACGTACTCGTGCTGACTCACCTTGGCGCGGATCAGCGCCCCCATGATCCCGACCTTCACGTCCTCCCAATCGCTGCGCCGTTCACTCCGTTCTGCGTCTCGTCCAATTTTGAACGCTTCGTGAGCAGACGGAGCGATGAGGATACGACCGCGGATTTGATATGCGCGCCCGTTGTCTGGGTTGCGACGGAATTTTTCCCAATGATAGGCGTGCTCAGTCGTGGCAAATACGTTCCCATTCCAGCGAAGGTTGAACGCACTGAAGTTCGACAGGACGTAGAAATCCTGTTCATAGAAGAACACTTGCGCTTCAGTGTCGAGCCCGTGCGTTTCCATTTTCGCTCCCTTGTTCCTAAACGATTGTGCCGCCGTAGGATCGCAGATGATGAATCTGCAACCCCATGAATGTCACGCGCCAGCCAAAATATTTGTCGTACTGGAAACCGAAGGCGCGCGCGACAAACGAGATCGACAGTTTTGCAGAGTAACCGCCGTAGCCGTCGCCGACGACACCCCGCGTCCACAAAAGACGAAACAGCCGCAACTTGTGCTGGGTGTTGTCGTAACGAAAAACAGGCTTGAGTTTCACGCTTTTGCTCCTTATCTGCGCATGACGGTTACGTCCGTCAGGCCATCTTCAAGCTCGATTGCTTTCGCGTCATATCCATTGGTCTCAGCCATTTCCGAAACGAAAGCGACACCATCCGGCGAGATTGAGTGTTTGAATTCTGTGCGGCCGTCTCGCATTGCTTGGAAAAACAAGCCAGCGACAAACCCCATCTGGAAATCTTCGCTCTGATCTTCGGTCTTTGGATACTTCATAGCCGCTTCTCAGCTATCGTCATCGTCGCAGAGACAATCCACGACTTTGGTTTTGACGCCACGCTTCTTCGCGACCCTCTCAGCCGCTTCAAACAACCCAACGCCGGGCACCTCGACTTCCTTCATGTAGTCATCGAATGAAGTGTCGTTGAGTGAAAACGTGATGTTTGCTTTGCCTCTACGGTCACGGGTGATCTTCACGCCAAAACTCCTCTTATCTCAAGACGATTGGATCATAAAGAGTGTCAGCATGGTCGGGGCACGCATAATAGGATTGGCCGTCCATGTGCCCGATCACCCAACCTGCTTCGCCAGCTTCTTTGTGCAGGCGGTCGTAACCTTGTCCGCGCCGACCGATTGCGCGCTCACCCTTCGCGAGCGTGATGTCGAACGACTTGCAAGGGTGCGCGCTGTCGCCAGCGGGCCAGCATGTAAATCCTATGCGTTTCGCTTCCGGCATGGCGGCTCCTCAGCTAGCGTCGTGGAATACAGAAGTGGCGCAACCTTCACCGTGGACCCCGGCGGCGCACGCCGTCTTCTCGAAGCATTCCGGGCACCAAACAATATCGCCCTTCGCTTCATCACACATGATGTGATGCTGCGAGCAATCCTTCTCGCAGTCCACACACTTTTCTTTGCCGCGTTCCATGACCTTGCTCCTCAGAAAAATGTTTTAGTCCACACAACGAATTCGTAAAGCATTTTGCAGTCGTATTCGAGCAGCGCGAGGGTTCCACACGCGAGGAGCAACAAATTGAGTCGCTCAATGTTCTTATCACTCACGATCAAACTCCCTATCTGTCCAACGCGTTTCTCGCCAGAGTCTGAAGTGCTTCATACATCGCTTTCCAATCGCCCGCGATAGCAAGCGTGCTGGCATTTGGAAACGAGCCGCCCTCGATAGCTTCCAAAGCAACCCGAAGCCGCTTGTTTTCGCTGTTGCTGACGCCCAATTCTTTCTCGAGGTCCAAGTCTATCTCCACTCAAAATATTTCTACGCTTCCGTGCTGCGGACAGCCCCATCGGCGGTCACCGCGATCAGCGTGCCAGACGCAGCAGCAGCCACCCTCTCGTGGCGCGGTCGGTGGCAGGACCGCTCGACCTTGCGCATCAATCGGCACAACCTTGTACGTCCCACGCCCGCGCGCATTCCATTCGCCCCATCGCTGCGCCGCCGCCTCAGAGGGGAACGTTTGATCTAGAAGCACCTTGGCTGACATAAGACCGAACATGACCGCTCCCTTGCTGTTACACGCACATGCCGTCTGGCGGATGGCGATGACCACACTGCGGACAGCCCGTGCGCACATGCTCGATAGCCTTGTCAGGCGATTGCGTTCGCCAGTCGGGCCAAGAGCGAAGTTCGTTGCGCGCCAGCTTATCGACAAGAGCTTCAACAATTTCCTCCGGCTCGTGTCCGTCGCGCCAAGCGCCATCCAACGCAAGCAGGATCACGTCAACCCATTCTTCAAGACGCTGCCCAACGCGCTCCGCTTCGATCTCGGCAAGCTCTTTAGTGATGTGGTCGCGAACGCCTTTGCCACGGTCGCCGGGGCCGAAGGTCTTCAGCGAAAATTCACGTTGCCGCTTCAGATGTGCGATTAGGTCGTACACGATTTGCTCCCTTTATCCTAAGCCGTCGCGGCTTCAACTTCTGGATCGTCATTCGCTTCTGCGTCGCTCGCGCGCTCCATGATCGAGGCAATCGGCGAATTGCGGCTGCACGCACAATCATCGCAAACAAGAACCTCTGGCGCTTCAGGGAGCACCTTCGCCAGATCGGCGTCAGGTCCAATCACGTTCGCGAGCAGAGCGTGGCCGCCCATCATCATTTCGAGACCGGCCGCGCGCTGCACTTCGCGCACATCGACAACACATCGTTCGATCTTGACGCGATAGAACGTGATCGCCGCATCGTGCATCATGCCGAGACCGCAAAAGATGCAGGGCCGCAGATCGCGGTGCTTCAGGCCTTTCAGCTTGTGAATATCGAAGTCGTCCGACATCCGTTCCTCCTCACTTAATTGGATAAGCACGATTCTTGAAATGCGAAATGGCATCAGCCTTCGCAGTAGGTAGGTCCATCATGATGTGCGAAGTATTTTTCCCGTCACCATACCAGAACCACAGCTCGCACCCATCGATCATGTGAGATTGGGCCGTCGCTAGCTGTTTGCCGTTGAGCCATAGTTCGTGTGTTTTCGCACCACGAAAACGACCTGTAGATTTACCTTTGCGCCAGCGCATTGGCATCTCAGAACTCCTTAGCCTTTAGGCGCGTTGGTTCGAAAGTGTTCCACGCGCGATTTTAGATAGTTGTAAGGCTCGGACCAATCCTTGCCTTCGTAGTCGCCTTGACGACCGAGTTCCTCCATCGCCTGCTCGTAGCCACGCACGACGCAAGTGTGCGTCATCTTCAGATGCGCAATCGTCTCGTTCAAATGCGCGATCAATTGTGCTTCCGTTTGCATGGTTGCTCCCCCGCCGCTAGTTGGCTTTAGCGCATTGGTCGCAACCAGCTTCGCCCACGACCCCGCATCACGACCGTCCATGGCTGCATCGCTTTGAAGTGCGATTGTCCGCAGAGCGGATTCGTATCGCTTAAAAGTCTCGATATCGAATGCTTCTGCCACTGCCGCGCGCACCTTGTCTGCGCTTTTCAGTGGCGCAAGGCGACGGCTTATAATATTGATTGCACGATCAAGCATGGTCGCTCCTAGTCTTCTCCGCTCGCTGCTAGAACCGCCACAGCAACAGCCCTCCAAGCCTCTTTCTCCCGCTCGATCGAATTATCCCAGGTTTCGTCCGAAGCCGTTGGGCTGAGAAGATTATGCACGTAAGCCATACAGGCGGCTTTGGCGAGGTGTTCTATGCGCGGGTTCATGGGCGCTCCTCTTCTATGTTTCAGTAGTTTCCGAAGCCAGCGCGGGAATACTTTCCGCTGCCCGCTGCTTCGTGAACATGAAGGCGCGATAGCTTAACTTATGCGCGTCGGCCCACGCCTTGATCGTGGCGGCCATGGCTTTTTCAAGGTCGCGCTTTTGTTCTGGCTTCGCGTCGGAGAATACCGCGCCGTCGTCTGGATCGGTCAGTTCTTCATTGCGATCTGCTAGAAAATCGAAAATGCGCTCGGCAGAAATTGAAAGGTCGTAGTCGCCCTGTTCGGCTTCCATGACCATAAAACCTTCATCGTCATATTCGCCGCGTCCCTCAGAGATTGCCTCTTCGCGTGTTTCACAAGGTCCGTTCCAGCGCTCTTCGTCTTGGCTGTACCACCACTGCATGACTTTTGCTCCTTACTTTGTTACCCAATAGGTGCAGCCGACACGAACTTGCGCCGTGTCGCCTCTGCACACGCATCCAAAGGGGCGAGTGCAG